CGTCCGCTCGGTGGTCAGCGGCATCGGGGCCAGCTCGATCGGGTCGGCGCTGGCCGGATTGAAGTTCGAGCACGGCGGCATCCGCAAGGCTGCCTCCGGGCTGATCGTCAGGCCGTCGGACCCGGGCACCCTGATCGGTGAGCCGCAGACCGGCGGTGAGGCGCTGATCCCGCTGCGGGGCATCACGCAGACCCGCGCGGCGGCGCTGGGTCAGGTCGCGGTGGGCGGCTACGGCCTGGACGTGGTGGCCCGGGATCGCCATGGCGGCACGTCCGGCTGGTCCGGACCGTCCACGCTCCAGCTCGCGGCGACGTTCGTCCTGCCCTCCGGCGAGGTTTCGCACCGGCAGCTCATCACCTACGCGCTGAACACCGGCCGCACCCCGGCGCAGCTGTTCCCGGACAGCGCGCGGTGACCTGGTTCGTCGAGGCGGCCCCGTTCAACGGCCCCGACGACGCGGATGCGGCCATGAACTGGGTCGACATCACCGCGTACGCCAACGACAACCTGGCGCCGGTCGGCGCCGGCTACGGCCGGTCCACCGAGTTGGAGGCGGTGCAGCCGGGCACCCTGTCGTTCATCGTCAACAACGGCGACCACCGGTTCACGCCCGGGAACCCGACCAGCCCGTACTACCCGGGGTGGCGGACCGGGATGCGGGTGCGGGTGCGGGAGACCGTCGGTCCCCGCGAGTTCGTGATCTTCGACGGGAACATGCTGCAACCCGACATGACCATCTCCACGCCGGGGTTCGACCAGACGGTCACCGTCAACGTCGTCGACCGAATCGGGCGGCTCGCGACGGGCGGCAAGTTCGTGTCCACTCTCGCCGCGCATATCCTGTACCAGAGCGCATCGACATTGATCGGGTACTACCCGCTCGGCGACCCCGGCCCGACGCACCGGCCAGTCGTCAACACGGCCGGCTTCCCGGCCCTCAACGAGCTGCTCGTCACGAACGCCGCCACCGCAGCCGTGCAGGGCGCCGGCAGCTATGCCGCCCAGGCTGGCACGCCGCCGCCGGGCGACGATCTGCGGCCGCCACGGTTCGCGCCGCTGATGACCGGCTCCCCGGCGACAGTGGTGTCCGAGACCAACCTTCAGGCCTACATCTTCGGTAGCGGCGTCGCGGTCGCCACGAACTCGACGCTCACCATCGCACTGTGGGCCACGCCCGACCTCGCATCCGTGGACGCATCCTGGGCGGTTCTCCGCGTCTACTTCGGCTGGAACAACGGCCTCGGCACCGGAATCATCACGATCCGTCGCACCACCTCCGCCGAGTCGCCGCCCGCGGTATGGAAGTGTTCCTTCAATGACGATCTCGCGAGTTGGACGAGTAACGCGTATGGCACCGGGCCCGACCTCGGCCGCGCTGCGCTGATCGCGGCGCGCATCGAGTTGGCCGCGTCGAAGCTGACCCTGATGGTCAACGGCTATACCTACAGCGGCACGGTGTCCGGCTCGTTCCCATCGACGATCAACTTCCTGCAGATCGCGGTCGGGGATGCGTTCACCGGGTCACTCTCACATCTACAGTTCCACCAGTCCACCGCCTCGGCCGATTACACCGCGACGACCCAGGCCGCTCAGTACGTGATGGGCACCAACGGCCTGTACGGCCAATTCGCCGGCGAGCGGATCAAGACCGTCGCGCTGTATGCGGGCGTATCTGCCGCAGACCTCGCGATCGATCAGGGCACCGCGGTAATGCAGAGGGCATCGCTCGCTGGCAAGACGCCGCTGGCGGCGGCGCAGGAAGCCGCCGACACCGACCAGGGCCTGCTGCACGCGGTAGGCCGCAGACTCGTCTTCCGTTCCCGTAAACGCCGGTACGACCTGTGACGGAGGCTTCGTGGCGACACTGATCACTTCGCTCGATACCCTCATCGCCGCGTTCGTGCCGGGACTGGCCGACCTGGCGAAGAATTCCGGCTCCAACCTCGCCGCCGGGACCTGGCACTCGACGTGGTACCTCGCCGGCACGCCCGCGGCCGGTTCGGCGCCGACGGGTGGGCTGAACGGCGTCACATTCTCCGGCACCGTGACGGGGCAGGTCCCCATCCCCGCAGCGGCGAGCGGAAAGCAGATCTTCTTGTCCCGCGTCGAGGTCACGCCGATCGGCGTCGGGAACATCGCGGCCATTGAGATCATCGATCGGCTATGGGGAGATGTGCCGGTCGTGACCACCACCACCGGCCAGGCCGTCACCTCTCCAACCTGGCCATCCCGCGATGCCAACGGAGCGACCACGGGAGCGAAAGTCAAGCTGGCGTTCGAGGTGTCATCGGCGCTGGGTAACGGTGCGCCGATCACCAACACCACGGTGGCGTACACCAACTCGTCGGGTACCGGCTCCCGAACGGGTACGGTCGCAAGCTTCCCGGCCTCGGCCTCGGCCGGGACATGGATTCCGGTTACCCTGGCGGCAGGTGATGACGGCGTTCAGTCGGTGCAAACGATCACCCTTGGTACTAGCTACGTCTCTGGCGCCATGCACCTGATCGCGTACCGCACCATCGCCCGAATTCCATTGGCCGGCGCGCTGGTTGCTGTTGACCGATCCGCGTACCAGCTCGACCTACCACCGATCTACGACTCCTCGGTGCTTCAGATGCTGTACCTGCCGACCTCGACGACCTTCGGCGCCATGTACGGTTCGCTCGCGTACGCGCAGGGCTGACCGGTGCCGGCGCTCGGCCGCGGGCGACTGACCCGCACCCACGACGTGGGCTTCGATCGGCTCCTGCCCCGCACCGACGGGCTCGGCTCCGGCGTCGCGTCCGCCGCGGCCCGGGACTTCTGGTGGGGGTTCTCCCCGACCCCGCCGACGCAGATCCCCTACGACTGGCTGGCCCCGCCGTTTAGGGCCCGCGCCGACCAGCCCATCAATGACGCCCAGGTGACCCGGGCCGGCGGCGGAACCGCCTACGCTACCAACGCGGTCAGTATCGCCCGCTACGGCGACGTCGGCGGGGGCGCCACCCTGGAAACCGCGCAGGACACCGACCCGCAGTCCTACGCGAACTGGCTGGTCACCTACTACACCGACCCGAGGATGCGCTGCCCCGCCCTGACCCTGAACCTGCGCGAGCCGCGTACCGACGCCGACCGGTGGCGCATCCTCGGCGTGACGATCGGCACCCGCATCCAGATCGCCAACGCACCCGCCACCTGGCCCGAGGGTGCCGCCGCGCTGATCGTCGAGGGCATCGCCCACCAGATCGGCCAGTCCGTGCGCACCGTCACCTGGCACACGTCACCTGTGATCGGCGCGACGCCCGGCGTGCCCGGCCCGTGGTTCCGGCTCAATGGCGGCTCCAACATCAACGGAATCGACGTTGTGCCCTTCTGAGAGGCGGCGACCGTGAGCAATGCCCCTACGCTGCCGCAGTTCAGCGGAGGCAGCCTCACCGACGTTCAGCTCAACGGCCTGGTCACCGGCATCACGTTCGCGACGGCGCTCGGCCAGAAGCTGGCCAACATCGGCGTGATGTGGGCCAGCGGCACTGCCAGCCTCGCCGCCTCGACGTCGACGAGCTATGTGGACGTGAGCGGGACCTCGACGAGCTGGACCAAGACGGGCGACTCGTCCAGCTCGAACGTGCTGGTGGTCCTGCTGATGTCCGCGTGGACTTCGGTGGCGGCCACCATCCCGGCGTTCGGGGTCCGGCTCGGCGGTGTCGACTACGACCTCGTCGCCAAAACGATCAACGAGGCCAGCTCGCACAACACGCTGACCGCGGTGCGTACCCTCACCGGTATCGCCGCTGGCAGCTACAGCCCGAACCTGCGCTTCAAGCGGAATTCCGGGACCGGCGCGGTGACCATCGACACCGGGGACACCGTCTCATACCTGCTACTGGAGGTGCCGCTATGAGTCGTTGGACCGGCGCGACGTGGGTCGGCCCGACCCCGAACTGCACGGCCGGCGGGATGGGTCATCCCGTGTATGGGGTGGTCGTGCACATCGCCGAGGGCACCTACGACGGGACGATCTCCTGGCAGAAGATCCCCACCGCGGACGTGTCGAGCTACTTCGTCAACGCCAAGGACGGCCGTCGAGCGCAGGTCGTCGACACCGTCGACAAGGCGTGGACCCAGGTGTCGGGGAACTCGCATTGGCGCGGCATCGAGCATGAGGGTTACTCCGGCGCACCGCTGACCGCCGCGCAGTGTGAGTCTCTCGCGCGGGAGATCGCGTGGCTGCATCAGCTCGATGGCTTCCCGCTGCGGATGTGCACGCAGGATCCGCGGACAGTGGCATCGCAGGCTGATGGCGGTGTCACGTGGCACGCGGCGGGCGGCGACGAGTGGGGCGGCCACTACGACTGCCCCGGGGCACCCATCATCGCCCAGCTCCCGGGGGTCGTAGCGCGGGCGCAGCAGATCGTTCGACCCGTCAAGATCGGAGACACCATGTACGCGCTGATCCAGCAGGCCGGCGATAGCCAGGTATGGCTCGCTGACGGCACCACCCGTCGGCCGGTCGCCGGCAAGCAGCTCGCCGACGTCAAGTACCTCGCGTCGATCGGGTTCTACCAGCTCGTTGCCCCGCCCGCTGGGACCACTGTCGTCGGCGGGGTGTGGCAGGTCGAGGATCTCGACGCTTTCGGTGTGGCGGCCGGCGCGGTGTCTCTCACCGACGCGCAGGTGGCCGCCGTCGCGGCTCAGCTCGGGCAGCCGCTGACTGACTGCCTGCGCTGGGCGCAGGATCTGCATGAGCGGATCATCGCGGTCGGGCGCGCTCTCGGCGACTGAGCTCCCCGTGCCGGAGTCGCCATGAACGCCGCCGAGACCCCAAAGGAGGCGTACGACCGGGGAATTGAGGCCGGTCGGATCGAAGCGCGCCTTGACGAGTACGCCAAGCACTTCGCCGCCATTAACGGTTCCGTCGCCGACACCGCACGGGAACTACACCTGCTCGTCCTGGCGGTGCAGCGTCTGGAGCAGCAGGCGGTGGCCCGCGACGCGACTGTGGTCACCACCGCGAAAGCACTGAAGGAGGCGGAGGAAGCCCGCCGCGACAAGTCCACCCAGTCGTGGTCGCCGTTCGCCCGGCTGATGGCCGGCCTGGGTGGTCTGGCCGCGCTCGCCACCGTGCTCGCGGTGTACCTCGCACTCAGGAAGTAACCGCACCAACCCCACGGCCGAGACCCCGCCGTGGGTAGCGCAACGCCCGAAACGGATGGCACCGTGAGTCTCGACCAATGGCAGGCCCTCGGCATCGTCTGCGGCTCGCTGCTGACGCTGCTGACGCTGGTCGGCCTGCTCTACCGATGGGTGGTACGCCCCGTGTGGCGAACACTACGGCGCTTGAATGAGGTTGCGGACCAGCTGCTCGGCGACAAGGCCAAGCGCATCCCGTCGATGACCGACCGGATGGCTGCGCTGGAGCGGGAGCTGGCCGAGCATGTCCGGTGGCATTCGGCGACGGGCCGGGGTAACGGGCCGCGGCCGGCGGAGCGGCAGCAGAGCCAACGACGCGACGCGAGGCCGTGACCCTACTTCGGTGGAGTCGCGACCCTACCCGCTAGTACTGGCTGGCGTTGGCCGCACTTCGGGCTGCACTGATGAGAGGTAGGAAAGAAATGACACAGGATCGGCACCCGGCGACGACCGGGCTCCTGCGCTACTTCGAGTACGCGCATCTGCCCGAGCGCCTCCAGGCCGTCAGCCGGCCGTGCGGCGAGCTCGCGCAGGCGATGGTCGACGAGTTGCCCGACGGTCCCGAGCTCACCACCGGGCTGCGGAAGCTGCTGGAGGCGAAGGACTGCTTTGTGCGCGCCGCGCTGGACAAGCCGGCCACCGAGTGACCCTCCCGCTGCTGCTGCCCGGTGACGTCCTCGTCTGCCGCACGAACGACACCGGCGGCGAGCTGATCCGCCTCGGCGCGGCGCTGAAAGACAAGCCGAACCTCGACAACCACGTCGCTCTCGTCCACCACCGCGACCCCGCCGGCAATCTGTGGGTGCTCGAAGCCCGGCCCGGCGGGGTCGGCTGGGAGGTCGCGTCGAAGTACGACAACCCGTACCTGCTGACCAACGTGGAGCAGCCGAAGACCGACACCCAGCGGCGGCAGGTGTGCGCCCTCGCCGTGGGCATGCTGCGGGTCGGCTACGACTGGGCGGCGATCGGCATGGACGCCGCCCAGGCCTTGCACCTGGATGGGCTGTGGCGGGTCAAGGACTTCGGCGACGAGCCGCCAGCGCATGTGGTGTGCTCGTCGCTGGTGTGGTGGCTGTACCGGCAGGCCGGGTTGGCGGTCCCGCCTGTGCCGGGGCGTACGGTCACCCCGGCGGACTTCGCGGACTGGATCCTGCGGCGAGGATGGCTAACGGCCGGACCGTGACGCCCGCGCCTTGATCGCCTCGTCGAGCAGTCGCCGGATCATCTCGGAGCGGCTGACACCCTCGGCCTCAGCGATTCGGTCGACGACCTCGAGGTCGCCCTCGCTGAGACGTAGGGCGACCAGGGGTCGGCGGGGGCCGGGACGGGGCATCAGAGCACGCGCCACGCGGTGACGACGCTCGCGCGGACCGTCAGGGGGAGCGCGGTGAACCGCAGAGCAGGCGTGCCGTCCTTGCTGCTCAGCACGATCGAGTCGACCTTCCCGCTGACGGTCCGCGGCTCGCCGTCTGGGGCGGTGTAGGTGATCTCGACGTCTCTGCCCAGCAGGGCCAGGATGCCTTCGGCTGCGAGGGTGCCGATGATGACTGGCGTCGTCTCCTGCTTCTCGGCCTGCTTCTCGGCGTTCTCGATCTGCTTCCGCAGGTCGTCGATACAGGCGCTCGCCTCGGGCATCGTCAGTCCACGCCGGAGTGCGGACTTGGACACCGGCAGCACGCTCGCCGCCTTGTCGAGGTAGCTGATGCTCTCGCCAAGCAGTTGGCCGGCAAGCATCAGGATGAGGTCGCGCTGCTTGCTCGTCATGGCGGCCATCGTGGGCTCCGTTCTGGTGTGTCGTCCTGCTGATGTGTATAACACTACCCCACAGGAGCCGTAGTGTCAAACACTACCCCGGCCCATGACCAGAAGCTCACCCTGCACCTGATCACCCACGTGCCCGAGCATGAGATACGCGGCTCCGACCCCCGCTACCACCTGTTCGAGCAGGTCCGGGCCCGCATGAAACGACAGGGCCTCCTGCGGTGCGTCATCGGCGACGAGTACTGCGGCGGCATCGTCGAGCTGCACCACTCGCACCTGGAGTACTCCCAGGCCAGCGGCGCGGACCTCGCCAAGGTCAACCGGCAGCTCGGCCTGCACCTCGCCGACGACGACGCGTTCCAGGCCTGGATCGAGTCCCCCGGCAACCTGGAGCCGCTGTGCGTCGTACACCACCGCACCCACTTCGGCGTCCATGCCATCCCCGGGCCGCTGTGGGAGCCGCTGCGCTACCGCAAGGCCGGGGCCAAGCCGGCGGCCGAGTTCATACCGAAGGAGGCGACATGAGCGACGAACACGCAGATCGGCCCGATTCCCCTCGGCGCCGGCCAGTGCTGGTCGATGGGGCTGGACGATCCCGACCTGCTCGGCATCCCGCCGATGAAGGAATGGAAGATCAGCTACTACCCGGTCGTCGGCTGATGGCCAACTACGTCGCGCCCATCATGGCGAAGCTCACCGACCTCCTGCCCGACTGCGAACCCGAGCTGGTCCGCTTCTACGCGCTGCTCATCCTGATCCGCGGTGTCAACGCCGACGAGCGGGACGTACACGACGCGTGGGCGGTGTGGCGCGACATGACCAACCCGGGTCACCGGTCGCTGGTCCCGTTCGACGAGCTGACCGCGCAAGTCCAGGCGCTGGACGTACCGTACGCGCAGGCGATCCGCAAGGTAGCCGAGGAGGTGTGGGGTGCTGGCCCGAATCCGTAAGGCGTTCGCCGGCGGAGGAGCAGTACCGGTAGGGGCACCATGACCCAACCCATGCCGGATCCGAACACTGCGTCGGAGGAACCTCTCCTGACGATCGGCACGGTCGTCGCGTTCGCGTCGGCGGTCCTCGGTGTGCTGGTGGCGTTCGGGCTGCCGCTGACCGGCGATCAGCGCACCGCGATCCTCAGCGTCGTCGGGGTGGCCGCGCCGGTCGTGGTCGCGATTTGGGGCCGGCAGCGCGTGTACGCGCCAGCCAGCGTCGCGGCGCTCCTGGGCGGTAGCCGTGGCCAGCACTAGCATCTACCTGTTGCGTCACCTGTTGCGTCGCCTTGACCGTATTGAGCGGCTGCTCATCCAGATCGGACGGGCAGTGATCACTGAAGGAGAGATCGTGACTGACTTCCACGCCGAGCTGGACGCCGACCTGGCCGCGCTCGCCCAGCAGATCGCCGACGACGACGCGGACCTGGCGCGTGAGCTGGCTGACTTCTCGGCGGCGGTGGCGCCGAGGCTGAGCGACGATGAGCGGGCGCAGCTGGCCGGGCTGGCGCAGCGTCTGGCGGACTTCCGGACGCAGATCGACCAGGTCGACCCGGCGCCGGCCGCGGAGACCGCGCCGGCACAGACCGCGTAGGTCGCGCCTGCATGCGATGCCGCCCCCGTGGCCTTCGGGCCCGGGGGCGGTTCGTCGTCGTCAGGGCAGGGCATGCTCCGCCCGGCACGCCTTCACGTAGTCGTCAAGCCACGCCGGCAGGCAGTGGCAGTCGGCCTCGTCGTAGTGGTGGTAGCCGATGCACCGGTCATCGACGCAGCCGCACTTGTCGCCCCGCCACTTCCCGTCCGGGAAGTAGTGACGGGTGTAGCCGGCGATCGTGGTCGGGATGTCGTAGCCCCAGTACTTGATGGTCTCGCGGGCCTGCTTGGTCAGGGTTGCCATCGATCTCCTCATTTGCTACGCTTGGCGGCACCGATCCGGTCCGATGAAGCCGATGCGCACGGTGGACTCGGCGGGGCGGCGCCATAGCTCTGAGGCGGTGAGCGGTGCCGTTGTCCGGCTGGTGAGCCGCCACATCAGGTAGTTCGGACAACGGCGTACTTCAGGCCCCGCTTGGGCTTACCCTCAGCGTCGTTGCCGACCTCAGCCTCCAAGATCCGGCACGCTTCGCAGGTGACCCGCTCCACCCGCCAGGTCCCCTGCGTCTTGCGGTCCATCGACACGTCCAGCGGATGGCCGCACCCGGAGCACCCGGAGCACTCGTCGCGCTCCTCAGCCAGCAGCGCCAGCACTGTGTTGGGTCAGGAGGTTGTATGCACGGCGTCCTGACGCCACGCGGCCCCGCGCAGAGTGAGTGTCGAGTGAGCAGAACCGTTGACAGCGGCCGGACACTTGAAGATATGACCAGCGAAAATCTTTCCGCCGTGTGCACCGCTGGCGACGACTTCCCCGCCTGCGACTTGTACGTCATGTGCCGTGACCCCAAGTGCCAGCACGAATGCCACGACGGCCAGGTCTTTTGCGACGAGGCCGGGCGGCGCGGATGGTTCCCGAAGGACGAAACCCGGCTGCCCGGGTAGCTCCGTGTCAACAACGTCATGAACTACGACAACCTAGCGGTCCGCCCGGGCCGGACAGTCCGGGGCCGACCGGCTCAGCGTGACGTCCTGTCGTCGGGGCAGCCGCGCTCACAGCGCACCGCCCGGCCCGGAGTTGCCCTCGCCGAGCGGCCCGCGGGTCGGGTACTCCCGCTGCGGGAACTGCGCCAAGATCGCCTGACGCTGCTGCTCGCTCAGCTCCGCGTCGCGGTACCACGATGCCAACAGCTTCGCCGCCGTCTCCCGATGGATGTCCCCGAAGGAGCGCAGCGTCTGCACGGCGACGTGGACGATCGGGTCGCCCGGGGTGGCCGGGTGCGGAAGGCTCACCCCTGGCTGGTCGTCGTCCAGCGAGACCCCGGCGAGGCGTAGCACGTCATACGCGGCCTCGATCTCACCCAGCGCCGCCGCCAGGTGGTCACGCATCCGCTGCACAGCGCGGTCGAACTCGGGCAGATCAACGGTAGCCACGCGCTCTCCTCAGGTCTTGCGGTCAGGGCCGGCTCGTTCAGGACGGCGGGGGCGCCAGCGGGCGTCAGTGATACACCGCTGCTTGGCGTACCGCGTCGATGGTGGCGGAGATGATCCCCCCGACGAGCCACGCGACGAGGAGCGCGATGCCCACGATGTACAGGTAGTCCCATTCGCGGCACCACCAGCGCCAGATCCGGGTCAGCATGTCGCTCCTCCTGGTCAGTGGGTGATGAGCCAGCCGACGCCGATGATCGCGGCGAGCAGGAGCACCGCGAGTAACGCGAGGCCGACGCGCCAGGCGAAGACCATCACCGGGTCGTCTTCGATGTGCTTTGTCATCACGTCTCCGCGTCTCCGATTGTGGGGGGGGCACCGACGGGCCGGGGCTGCGATGTCCACCGACCCGCCGGGCGTCTGCGGGGCCGCGCGGTGGGCGAACGAGCCCTTGTGGTCAAGTAGCGCCCACCGCGCGGCTGCGGGGTGCGTGGCGGCCCGGACCTCAGGGAGGCCCCGGCGGACAGCTCGTCGGACCGGGCCGCCGCGCGGTGGGACATGCCTCCCAAGTGCCAACCCGGGAGGAGACCCTTGTGGGATGATGCCATGGTAACCATGGTTAGTCTACCTACCCTTGCAAGCCTTCGGACGGTGGTGATCTACTTGACGGGCCAACCCGGGAGCGCCATCACCGTGCCCACCAGCAAGCCCTTATATCAGACGGTCGTCGACGACATCCGCGGTCAGATCCGCGACGGTGTCCTCCGACCGGGTGACAAGCTGCCCACCAAGCGGGAGATGTGCGTGCAGTACGGCGTGTCCGGGCAGGTCATCGACGCTGCGATGATGGTGCTTCGGCTCGACGGTACGGTCGAGGGTATCCAGGGCAAGGGAATCTACGTCGCGGGCCGACCCTGACCGATCATCCGAGTAGCCCCGTGGACACGACCCGTCACACTGCTCGCGTGAGCACCCCACACGAACCCGACGAGTGGACGCGCGCCGAACCCCTCGGCCCCATGCCACCACCCCAGCCGCCGATCTCCGGCGTCCCGATGCCGTACTACCCGCCGCCACCCCCGGAGTACCAGCAGCCCCCGGCGGCGCAGTACGTGCCCATGCCCCCGCCGCCGCCCCAGCAGATCACCTACGTCCAGCCGGTCGCCCGCAGGGGACTGACCGGGCCACACGCTGCCATCTACATCACGCTGATCGTCGTCGGTGTGCTGGTCGTCCTGCCGGTGCTGTGCTGCCTCGGCCTCGGCCTGATCGGCGCGATCGGAGGTGCGGCGCATCCGTATCCGACCCCGTAACCCGATCAGGTGACACCTGTAGCGCTGCGTGCGCGGCCGGCGATATCCACGGTGGGGCCCCGGAGACCTGATAGACGCGCGACCGGGGAGTCTGCTCAGACCCCGCACCTGCCCGGCTCGCCTCGATCCCGAGGAGAGCCATGTCCGACGAGTTGGCGGGCGACGAGCTGGCGGCCGTGATCCTGGTACCAGACGTCGAGCAGGACCGGTGGCTGGCCCGCTGCATGGACCACATCGAACGCTGCGGCTACCGGCTGGCGGCGATCGTGCGGCGCTGGGAGGACGCCCATCGGCTGATCGGCGCCGGGCAGGTCCAGGTCGTCGTCGTGGCCCGCCCGGAGCACATCCCGCCGCAGCGGGTACCGCGGTTCGAGGTGGCCGGGGAAGAGGGGCCGGCGCTGACCCGCCGCCAGCGCCGGCCCCGGCCGATCAGCTGAACCTCGGCAGCGTTTCCCGGGCGGCGCGCTGCTGCGCGAGGGTCGCCTGCGTATAGATCTGCGTCGACTGAAGGGAGGCGTGGCCAAGGATCTCCTGGGTGACCCGGGCGTCGCGGTACGCGGCCTGCACGGTGACGCCGAGCCAGTGCCGCATCCGATGCAGGGCGACCCCGGGCATGCCGAGGCGGCGGCGGAAGTACACCGCCGAGCGGATGGAGATGTACTTGCGGTCGGCGCGCTCGCCCGTGCGTGGGTCTATGGCGATCGGCCCGGGCGGCAGGTCCCGCACGGCCTCCCACACGGCCGGATCGGTGTCGTGCCAGCGCGGCTTGCCGCCTTTGCCTCGCACGACCAGCAGCCGTTCCTGCGTGATGTGCTCGCGGTCCAGGCCGGCGATCTCGCAGCACCGCAGGCCCTGGTAGGCGGCGATCAGGGACCAGAGCCGGTACGGCTCGATCGCCTCGGTGAGGATCCGGCGCAGCTGCTCGTGCTCGATGGGTCGGGCGATCCCCCGCGGCGCCCGTGGCTTGGGTGGCATGTACCGCATCGGGTTGTCCCCGCCCAGCCACGGGTCGTCGACGTCGAAGGAGCGCGCGTAGAACGAGGCGAGGGCTCCATAGTACGTCTCCTGGCTGGACAGCTGGCAGTCGTCGCGGTAGACGAGCGGGATCAGCTCGTCGGCGTTGGCCCGTTCGAGGCCGAACGGGAGCTGCTGATCCATGCGGGTGAGGATGTCGCGGCGACCATCGACGGTCGCCGCTGAACATCTGGCTTCTGGGCTAGCCAGCCACCTGAGGTATCGCTCCAGCACTGTCATTTCCTGATCGTCCGACTGCGGCTCGTGAGAATGTGATCGGGTCATCAGGCGGCATCCCGGTTGCGGCCCGGCCGGATTGGCGCCGGTCGGCGGTGGCGGGGGGACTGGACGGGGATGCCGGGGTGGCTGGGCGGCCGGTTGTCAGCGGGCCGGACACGATCGGGGGAGCCCGAAGGGCCTGACCTTGCGGCCGGCCGCACCCTCGCAAGCGTAGGTTGCGAGGCTTTCCCCGTGCCGGATGCCGAAGGTCCGGTCGGCCGATAGACACCGGCCATGCAGGGGCCGGCGAGTAGCCATCCGTAGTCGACGCCGGTCCGCTCGGCGATCCGGGCGGCGATCTCGACTAGGCGTCGAGGCTGGGCGTTCTCCAGTTCCCAGAGGCGCCATGACGCTGCCGGCACGCCGCATGCGAGTGCGGCCTCTTTGATGTTCCACCCCATCCGCCAGCGCACCAGTGCGAGGCGCGCGGCGAAGCTCTCATCCGTCGGGATCCACGGCGGGGTCTCGACCGGGTTCCCCAGGACTTCGGCTGTCATGCCAACAGGATACCGGGTATGACACATCAGGCAACATATCTGGCATGAACCTGTCCTTGACACAGCTTTCTGAGTCAGAGTACCTTCATGTCCATGACACAGCTTCCCGAGCTTATGACGCCAGCGGAGGTAGCGGAAGCCCTCCGGCTCAGCGACGAGACGATCCATCGCTGGGCGCGCATCGGGAAACTTCCGCACGTCGATGTCCTGGGCGTCAAGCGCTTCCGCCGTGAGGACGTCGAGGCGATCCTGCGCGGCGAGACCCCGGCGAGCGCCGCATGAGCGCCGCGTCGTATGTCCGCCAGCAGGCCCGCCGCGTCGAGGTAGCCGCCCGCGCTCGACGTACGCGGCCCAGCGACCGCCGCGACCTACCTGCGGGCCATCAGCTTTACGTCTACTGGGGCGGCATGCCCGGCGAATGCGGCGCTGAGTGCTCGTGTGGACTGGCGTTCGATGGCTTCGACCGCCTCGGTGAAGCGGTGAACCTGGTCGATCGGCACATCGCCATTTGTCGCGGCGCACGCCCGGATCACGCCGCCCGGGCGGTTGACATCCGCAACTGCTTCCCTGACGCACCACGAGGCGGCCGTCCGGTCCACACCGGCAGCGAGCGCAAGACGCCGTCAATGAGCATGGCGGTGCGCATCTGCGGCTACTACGAGACGGGCCGCAAGGACATGACGCCGCGGCAGCGCCGCCGCGCATACAAGAAGTACCGGCGCGCCGAGCGCCGCCGGGCTGAACTGGCGGAGCTCGGCGGTGCGGCATGAACCTGAAGCCCCCGCCGCGTCCGCGTCCCGGTCCCGATCCGGATCGCAACCCCTTCGGCCGGACCTGCGGCCTGACGCTGCTCGCCCTCCCGGTACTGCTGCCGCTCGTCGCGTGGCACTGGCTGCGGGCCTGGTGGTCCGCGTGACCCGCCCGCCACGCCCGCCGCGCAATCCGACCGGAGGCCGCCGGACCGGAGGAGGCAACGCTGGCCGCGGCCCCGGACGCGCGGGCCGGTCGGGCACCAGTCCGCCGCCCGGGATGCGGCCTCCAGGGAAAGACAGCGCCGGCTGCGCGTTGCTCGCGCTCGCCGCCGCCGCCACGCCGGTGGCCGTGCTGATGCTGATGCTGGCGGTCCGGTGACCAAGAAACCCAACCAGCCGGCCGGCCCGAACTCCCCCGGGCCCGGGCCGAAGCCGCCGCCCCCGTCGCGGCCAGCGCCGACCCGGCCGACGCCCCCGGGGCCGACCCCGCCAGGCCCGGCGCCGGTGAAGACACTGCTGCCCGGCCCGTACGTAGGCCGCCACCGCGCACACCACGCCGAACCGACCCCGCTCTACTTCGCCACCCTCGTCGACCTCGCCGCCGCTGATCCCCGATGACCTCACCCACGTCCCGCGCGGTGCGCCCCGGCAGGGGCGGCGGCGAGCGCACGCCGGGACACGGCCGCCCCGGGCGCTTCCCCCCGGCCCGGGGCGGCCACCAGACGGCTGCCGGCTCATGGAGTCGCCGGCAGATGGACACCGCTGGTGTCCAGCCCGGCCGGCCCGATCGGGAAGCGGGCCGGCCGGGTAACCCCCCAACCCCCAACCCCCAGGAGATGTCGTGCCGAACCTGATCGACCTGGATGCCCTCCAGCTCGCCAAGGGCGCCCACCCCGATGGGCCGCCCCCCGGCGACCCGAACTGCGAGATGTGCCTCTTCGAGGCGTACAACGCCCTCCTCGCGTTCTGCGGCCAGCGCGAGATCGACGAGCTGACCGACGAATGTCCCGACGACGTGTCGCCCATCCTGCACCGCATGGGCGTCTACTTGAACGACCTGCTGCCCGACGATGTGCGCCAGCACATGAAGCAGTACCTGCCCGACCCCATCACCGGCCGTTCCCTCCTGTCCGGCACCCGCGACGACGGCCTCGACGAGCAGCGGCAGTGGATGGCCGCCGACTGGACCGTCCAGTACGCCCTGCCGCGCTGGCTCGACGCCACCGGCCACGCCGAGCACGCGGCGCGGCTGCGCGTACTCGCCCCGATCACCGACCCGGCGTCTCTCGACGCGGCGTGGCCAGTGGTGCTCGCGGTCCGCGAGCAGATGTGGAGGCTGCGCCAGTCGCGGCTGGCCGAACTGCGCGCGACGTACCGGGCTGCCGGTGCCGTTGCCGGTGCCGTTGCCGCTGCCGGTGCCGGTGCCGGTGCCGGTGCCGGTGCCGGTGCCGCGTACAACGCGACCTACTACAAGGTCTACCACGCGGTGCGGCTGCAGATCGAGGCCAGGTACGCGCCGGTGAGCGCCGAGCTCCAAGGCTCGGCGCTCGGCTTGTACCACCGCATGATCCGCCCCGCCTGACCCCGCACAGCAACGTGGGGCTGGGCCCACACGCCCAGCCCCACGAGAAGGAGACTGCCATGACGATCGTACCGAACACCACCGACGTGACCGAGCCGGACCCGAAGTCGCCCCGCCAAGTCCTCGCGGCGATCGCGCTCGCTGAGTTGCCGATGCCGCACCAGATCATCTTGTGGGCTCCCGGCGAGGTGTCCAAGGAGCCGTGCATGAAGCTGGACTTCCGGACCATGGCGGAAGGCGAACAGTGGCTCACCGCGCACGGCGGGACGCCGAGCCGTCGATGGAGCGACGGCTCGAAGCGGTACCACCTCGACCACGACGGCGGCTCTATCCTGTGGCTGGGCTGGCGGCTGCACTGCCACGCGAGCGAGGCCCTGTCGCCCGAGCCGGCCCCGCTGGATGACGAGACCCGCGAGCAACTGCGGGCGGTGGCGTCATGAGCGACCTGTACCGGCTGTGGTGGCACACCGACCGCGGGCTCGGGCACACGGATCCCCTGTCGTGGGAGCAGGCCCACCGGCGCTACGACGAGCTGATGCACGGGCCGTGCGTGTACCACCGGCCGGTGCATCTGGTCACCGACGAGCAGTTCCTGCGCGCGTACGCCGAGGCGGTGCTGGCCGGATGATGTCGACGACTGACCCGTGGTGCCTGGCCCTCGCGGTGGAGCGGATGGCGGCCCGGTACGGCGCGGCCTGCCTCGACTTCGGGCTGGCCGAGCGCGGCAGCCGCGAGGAAGACGCGGCTCGGCGCGCCATGTACCGCCGCTTCCGGGCGTTGTGCCGCCTCACCGCCGGAGCGCTGGAGGAGCACCAGCAAGCGACCCGACCGCTGCGGGTGGCCGCACTGTTCGAGGAGCCCCGGGCCGAGGCCGCGGTGGCCGGAGTGGAGCTGACCCCCGTGTCGTGGGGCCGCACCCCGGTCGGAGGGGCCACGTGAGCCGCGCCGACCACGTAGCGTGGCGCTACCGGCATGGCGGCCGGGTACGCCATGCACTGATCGACGCCCATGACCACGAGGCCCTCTGCGGCACCTTCGTCCTCGACCCGGCCTGGTGGTACGGCACCGGCAGCCAGGACGAGCACGCGCGCTGCGCGGTGCTACCGGCGTGCCGGATCTGCGTCCGCAGGCTCGGGATCGAGGCGACGTCGTGACCGTCGCGCAGCTCGCCGTCATCGCCATCGTCTACGCCTCGGTCCGGGTCGCCGGGTGGGGCATCGCCGTCCTGCGGCGGCGTGCGCGGCGCCCAGATCCGGTCGACGCGCACGCCGCTACCGCCCCCGTCGACCCGCTCACCCAACAAGACGTCCACCGATACCTCGCCGACATCCAGCGCTATCTACAGGAGCACGCCGAATGATCCTCGTCCCGCTCGCCCTCGCCCTACTGGCCGCCGTTCTGGCCGCGGCAACGGTGTCGCTGCTGGCCCGCCGCCGCCAGCGTGAGGCCGAGCAGCAGGAGCCCGTCCATCCGGTACCGCCGATTGCCGAGCGCCGGCGTGTGCTGCTGCGGCTGGTGCGCCGGTTGGTCCAGCGTCGCCGCGACACATCGCGCGACACATCGTGGGCAGGCGCCACCGAGCACTGGTCACCGGCTGCGGAGATCGGCGACCAGGACCTCACCGCGGAGCTGGTCACGCCGGCCGAGCAGCGGGCGGCCGACCACGCCGCCCTCGATCCGCTCGGCGACGCCACCCGCGAGTTCGGCGACGCCGTCTGGCAGGCCATCGACCACTTCCTCCGCGACGACCCGGCGGCGGCGCTGAGGGTGCGCTCGGGAGCGGACCAGACGGCCGAATGGACCGCGGCCGAAGTCGCTGATCTGCGGGCCGCGCTCGACGACGACGAGCTGGCGGCATGGATGGACCAGCTGGAGACGGTACGACCGGTCGGAGGTGCGCGGTGAGCCAGGACATGCAGCCGAAGGTGTACCACGAGGTGACCGTGGCCGGTCGCACCCGCCGCTGGACTGGCTGGCGGGCCCTGGCCGTCGCATACGGGCCGGTCGCTATGTTCGCGTTCATGCTCGGCGTCCTCGTCGGCACGCTGCTCGCGCTGATCGGCGGTGCGTGGTGACCACGACGATCGCCGAGCGGGTCGCCGCCGGAGCCGCGTGGCTCGACGAGCACCGGCCCGGCTGGGATCAGCGGATCGACCTGGAGACGCTGGACCTCGGCGACCCCTGTCACTGCGTGCTCGGGCAGGAGTACGGCAACTACGGCGACTCGCCGGAAGAGATTCGCTGGGAACGCAGGCCGGCCGGTGAGGACGTGTGGGTCGCGCCGCTGTTCGGCTTCCACGAATGGAACGAGCGCAACTACGACGTCCTGACCGCCGAGTGGCGCCGGCTCATCGAGGAGCGGAGGGCCGCACGGTGATCGTGCCCGCCACGCAGATCGCCGCCACCATCGACGAGCGCCAGCCCCCCGGGACCCGCTATCCGCGGTTCGGCAGCTACCTGGGTGACCGGGCCGCGTACCTGCGCGCCGAGTCGCAGGCGATCGAGGCCGACATGCAGCGCCTCGTCGGCACCCTCCGCGCGGCCCGGATCGGAGTCGGGCAGTGACCGGCGTCGTCCCGGCCGAGCAGATTCTCGCCGACATCGACACGCGTGGGGGGGAAACACCCCGCGCCGTCCATCCCGTCGTCCGCGATCTGACACTGATCCGTAGGCGGCAAGGCCGTTCGCAGAGCGGAGTCAGCCGTGACGCCGACCTGTCTCAGCAGTCGATCTGCCGTTGGGAGATGGGAGACGTCGTACCGCGACTGGACAACCTCGCCGCGTGGGCCGGCGCACTTGGGTACGACCTTGTGCTCCGGCAGCGTGTCGTGGTCCCCGATCCGGATGTCGTAACCCCCGCGCAAGGTAACCGCGTCACGGACGACATGGGCCGCTACGGCGTTGACGCGGTACTCGCGGGCCGCGTCGGGCGTACCGCCGACGCGTTCGAGACGCCAGCCGAGATCGCCGCACACGACCGGAGGTTGGACGCATGACCGCGCCCGCCGTCACCCGCCGCGTCACCCCGACCGCATACCGGGTCCTCCCCGCCGATGCTGACCGCGACCTGTGGCTCGCCCGCCGCCGCGCCGGGATCGGCTCCTCCGACGTCGCCGCGATCCTCGGGCTATCGGGGCAGCGCACGCCCGTGCACGTGTGGCGAGACAAGCGGGGCGAGATGGTCGACGAGCAGACCGAGCCCATGCTGTGGGGCACGCTGCTCGAAGATACCGTCGCCCGCGAGTGGGCCCGACGCAACCGCTCCGTCATCCAACGCGTCGGGCTGGTCGCGAACATCGAGCACCCATGGCGACTGGCTACCCTCGACCGGCGCGTCGCCGAGTGCCCACTGAACCGAGCCGCCCGCGAAGCGTGCGCGCTGGAGATCAAGTGCCGCAATGCGTTCACCACGCACCGCTGGCGCTCCGACGTTCCCGACGACGTCCTCGCCCAGGTCGCCTGGCAACTGGCCGTCACTGGCTACGAGCACATCCACGTCGGGGTACTCATCGGTGGCAACGACTACCGGCAGACCGTCGTGCGGCGCGACGTCGATGTCGAGCGGTACATCCTCGCCGAGGTCGACCGGTTCCGCACCGACCATGTGCTCGCCGACGTCGAACCGCCCTGGGATCTGACGAAGGCCGCCGCGCTGGTCGAGCTGGACAACCTGATGCACCCGGACCGGGTCGGTGAGATCGACGTCGTCGAGATCGGCGAAGTGCTGGAGTACGCGGCGGCGTCCGCCGCGAAGGGCGCCGCCGAGCGGCGCCTGAAGGCCGCCCGCGCCGAGCTGGCCCGGCTGGCCGCTGGTCGTCGCGTCGTCACGTTCGGCGGCGAGCTGGCGTACGAATTCGCTCCGGTCGCGAAGGCCACGCCGGACCTCGACGCGCTCGCCGAGCGGTGGCCCGACGCGTACGCCGACTGCGTGATCGACAAGCACCACCACCAGATCCGTCTCAACCCGGCACTACGGCAGGGAGCCTGAAGATGACCGAACCGACACCGCGTCGCCGCCAGATCTCCTGGGCGGACGTGCCTGCCCTGCTCCCACCCGACCCGGGACAGGTCGAACTGCTCGGCCTGGGTGTGCTCGTCGCCGTACTGGAGCGCATGTCGAGCGCCGAACGGCGCCGCGCGCTGGTGTACCTGGCTGACCGCTATGGCGAGAAGGCGGCGGCCAGCGATGACCAGTAGCCTTCGCCAGCGCGCTACGGCCGCCGCCAACGGCCAGCCTGCCATCGTCGCACCGAGCACCGACGGTTCGCCCGAACCCGAGCTTGCTCCATACCCCGACGTACCTGAGGCGACCGGCGACCCGGACATGGTGTCGGTGTTCGTCGCCTGGAACCGGGTCATGCGCGACGTCGCCGGCATCGCTAAGTCCGAGAAGACGGAAACCGGCACCCGGTACAACTTTCGGGGCGTTGACCGTGTGGTCAACGCGTTCGGGCCGTCGGTGCGACGCCACGGCATCATCGTGGTACCCGTCAGGGTCACCCCCGCGCACCGGGACGCGAAGTCGACCAACGACAAGAACATGCGCGAAACGACCACGGTCGTCGACTGGCGCGTGTACGGGCCGTGCGGCGACTACTTCGACGGGCAGACGGAGGGCGAGTCCCTGGACGTGTCCGACAAGGGCACCGCGAAGGCCCAGTCGATCGCCGAGCGGGTGTTCCTGCTCATCACCGGCATGGTGCCCACCGATGAGCCCGAGCCGGACAAGACGGTGCATGAGCGCGGTGAGCAGCCCGCGCCGAACCCGGCCGCGTACCGCGACGAGATGACCGACCCGCGTACGTCGCTGGGTCGGCTGCGGCAGATCCGCACGGAGATCGTTCAGCATCGAATGGCCGGGGTGGTGCAGACCAACGAGGTCGGCGACGAGGAGGGGCTGCTGGCCATGTGCGACCGGATCGGCCGGGAGCGTCGGGCGGGTGGCGAGCCGTGATGGCCACCTGGATCTGCATGGACTGTGGCATGTACGACCCGTACGACGGCGACGGGGACGGCATCGGGTCGTGTGACTGTCCTCGCTGCGAGTGGTGCGGCGGCCCGCCGGGTATGGGCTGCTGCCCCGAGGACGAGCTGCCGGACTGGCCCGACGACGTGATCGTGCCCGTGGTCACCGAGACGGCCGACGTGCGGTGGCTGTGATGCCCCGCTGCCGCTGCACGCACCTGGAGACAGTCCACACGATCGGTACCCGCGCCGGCGTGAAGGTCCGCACCGCTTGCACGGCCGCTGACCCGCGGCCGTGCCGCTGCCCACGCTACGAGGAGGCGCCGTGAGGACCAGTTGGTCGAGGAGAACAGGGTCCGTTCTGGCCTGCTCCGCGTACGGCCTGGACTCCGGACGCGAGATCGACTGGCGGCAAGAAGCCGAGTGCGGATCGGGCTGGTGGGACCCGGACTGGTGGTCCTCCACGTCTGGGCTCCGGCAGGCGCAGGCCCGCTGGATCTGCCAGCACCTGTGCCCGGTCCTCGCCGAGTGCCTGCCCTGGGCGCAGGAAGACCCGCTGCGCGTCGGGGGAACGGTCGCCGGGGGTGTGCTGTGGACACTGCGCAACGGCCGCTCCCGCTTGGCCATGACCCAGCCGCGTTCGGTCCGCCCGGACGGGGTGGATGCGCGGGTCGCGGCGAGGAGCGCGCGGTGAGCCGGCCACCCGCGCACCGCCGCCGGCGCGACCCGTTCGCCCGGACGCAGCTGGCCCCACGCGTCGCGCCGCGCACCCACCCGTTCGCGGCCGGCGGCGAGCGGGACTGGCGTGACCAGCCGAGCTGCGCCGAGTGCGGCCTGCCGAAGGACAACCGAGTGCACACCATGCCCGACAACCCGGCCGCCGAGGAAGAAGCACGGCGGTACGGGGACCGAGAAGAAGGAGAGCAGTGACCGAGACACCCGAACAAGCCACCGCCCGATACCGGGCCGCGGCGCACGCCATGCAGTCCGGCGTCGCCATGAAGATGAACCACGACGGCGGCCCGCAGCGAGGCGAGACCAGCCCGAAGCACCTACGCGTCGGCGTCAACTCGGCGATGGTCGAACACAGCGCACTCGTCCGTCTCCTCATGGCAAAGGGCGTGATCACCGAGGACGAGTACCTGACGGCGCTGGCCGACGCCATGGAGGCCGAGAAGCGTCTCTACGAGACCGAGCTGCGCGACCACATCGGAAACGAAGGGATCGCCCTCGCATGACAAAGGTCAAACTGGACAGCGCCATCGCGAACGCGGCCAACGACGCGCTCATGCCGCACGTCGGAAGGCTGTACAGCGCGCTCGGCACCCGCATCGTCGTCATCGCCGAGCTGGCGGCGGTCGAACGCACCCAGCCCGCGGCCGACGAGGACAAGGAAGCTGTGGTGCGCCTGCAGGTCAAGCACCTGGAAGTCGCCACCGACGAGCGCGAGGAACCCGTCCGCGAGGCCCTACGCGCGCTGCACACCCAGCGCACCGCGTACGGCACCCTCCTCGAGGACGGCGAGGTCGAGCTCGCCGAGCGCACCCTTGCCGCCTGCGCCGGCGAGCTCAACGCCATCGAGGCCGCGCGGCTGCACGTCGCCATCGAACGCTGGACCGACTACGCGCGGCAGGCCACCGGCAACGGCAAGCTCACCGCCAGCGAGCTGCGCCACGAGCTCGCAGCCGTCGCCGACGGCCTGCGCGCGGCGATCTACCCCGACGTGCTGGCCAAGGCCTGACGCGTGCCGTGGTTCCGCGTGGACGACTCGTTCCACTCCCATCCCAAGGTGCTAGCGACCGATCCGGCCGCGCTGGGCCTGTGGGTACTCGCTGGCTCGTGGTCGAGCGCACACCTGACCGAGGGTGTGGTGCAAGACGACGTGCTCCCGCGACTACTCCCGGACGCAGCAACGCTGGCCCGGAAGCTCGTGGCCGCGGGACTGTGGAAGCGGATACGAGGCGGCTACCAGTTCCACGATTGGGCCGATCGAAACCCGACCAAGGAATCCGTGACGGCATCGCGGAAATCCAACGCCGAACGACAGAAGCGCTGGCGAGAGGCTCAGCGTAACGGGAGCACTAACGCCGTTACTAACGCCGTTACTAACAGTGCCCCGACCCGACCCGACCCTATTAAGGGGGGGAACTCTTTGACCGCTGGTAACGCTCGCGCAAGCCCAAGCCCAGAGCCTCCCCGAACCTGCCCCAAGCACACCAACGACCCAGACCCGCCATCGTGCGGAGCCTGCGCCGCCACCCGCAGCGCCCACGACCGCTGGGCAATCGCCGAAGCCGACCGCAAACGGCTCGCGCCCAAGTGCCCCCAGCACCGCGGCCAGCCACGCCACAACTGCGCCGGCTGCCGCGCCGACCAGCTCGCTGCCGACACCGAAGGAGACCCATGACCCCCGAAGAGATCCGCGACCACGCCACCGACATCATCCTCGACCACGCCCAGGACGTGGAGTTCCTGTCGATCTCGGAGCACCTCGAAGACCTCGGCCTGTCCGAGGCCGAGCACGCCGACGCGTGCAACGCCATCGACGAGGCGATCCGCGAGGCCACCGTCACCGTCGAATGGCCCAGCGGCCGAGACCCCGTCACGGCCCTGCGCGACCTCGCCGCAGAGACACGCGCGGAAGGCGTATCCACCCCCGCCGAACTGGCAATGGTCGCCGCCCTCGATGCCGCAGCCGACGCGTACCCGACTGACGACTCGCCCGTGGTTCAGGCCCTGGCCCGGTTCGCGGTCGCGCTGGCCGACGCGGAGGACCGGTGAGCACGCAACCCGAGCCCCACACGCTGTGGCTCGACCGCCGGCGGACCGCCGCCGTCCCGATGCCGGACTGGCGCCGCGTCCTCCGTGTGACAGCCGCCAACCCGGACGGGTACGTGGAGGGGACCGGCTGGTGGCAGCGGTTCTACGACGGCCGCTGGCAGGACGCGACCGAGAGCCGCCGGACCCGCATGCGGTACGAGTCGTTCACGACGCGCTACACGCCCGTTGAGGAGGGCCAGTGACCGCCGACGTACGCCAGGAACACCGCGGTGAGGTCATCGTCCGTGATGCCACCGCGCTGACCGCCGAGCAGCTCATCCGCATCAACGCGGCCACGCTCGCGGTCCAACGCCTCGGCCCGATCACCATCGGCGAGTTCAGCTCGCCGATGGTGGCCATCGACGTGTTGCTCGACGCCAGCAGCGCCGTCGCCCGGTGGCTGCGCGACGGCGACGCAGAGGAGGCCGACCGGTGACCGCCCCCAACCCGCCGGAGACGACACCGGAGCCGTCGAACCTCTACCCGACGCAGACGCGCCTTGCGCTACTGCGCGACGTCGACCAGGGCATCGTGTGGCGCGACGACCGCGACGGCCAGGCGTACCTCGGGTCAGGAACCGGGGGGCGCAAGGCATCGAAGGTCACCGCCGCCGTGGACGAACTGCTCGCCGCAGGGTGGATCGAGAAGCGACTCTCGACCAGCGCCGTGTACCGGCTCACCACAGCCGGCCGCGCGGTGCTCGCGAAGGGCGGTGCCCAGTGATCGACCTCGACGTCGTACGGCAGACCGTCTCCCGCGCCATGGGCTTCATCCGAAGCGGTGCTCCCGCAACCGAGGTGGCTCGGATGCCGTCAGTGCTCCTTGCCGTCGGGGCCGCCGAACAGCTCATCGCTGAGGTCGAACGGCTACAGGCCGAGGTGGTCGACATGCGTGCGCTGTTCGACCTGCAATGGCGGCGCATGGCCGAGGCGACCGCCCGGTGGCGGGCCGAAGACCCCGGCGCCCGCGCGCTGGTGATGCCGGACCTGGGCGACCTGCTCCAGTGGCTGATGGGCGAACTGGACCGCGCCGTTGCACGCGCCAATCTCAACGCCCGCCTCGCCGCCGACTGCGCCGACGAACGGGACACCGCCACCGAGCGGGAGCGCGAACGCATCGCCGACTGGTTCACCGCCGAGGGTGACCAGTGGCGGATCAACAACAACACCGTGGCGGAGTGCGAGTACGACCGGGCGGCGCAGATGGTCCGCGACGGCGCCGGGGATGGTGAGCTGTGACCGGCACCCGCAACGGCAAGCCACCGACTCCCTTCGACCACCCACTGGTGATCGCGCTACAGGTTGCCGTCCCGATGTGGATCGCTGAGGCCAACCTGCGTCACGGCGACACCCGAGCCGAACTACTCGCCGACTGGCGCGACGATGCCGGCCCGACCATCGCCTACCAGGGCGACGTCCTCCTCTACGGCAAGAACGGCGGACCCGCCAAGGTATTCAACTCGCTAGCCCGGGGCGTTGCCGCGCTGGCCTGCCACCGGGGTGGGGTGAACGTGTTTGGCCGGATCTGGTGCGCTGAGCACGCGCCGGCCGGCAGCCCACCTACGACCGATCCGGCGTGCGGCCGGTGCGCCGAGCAGTACGAGAGCCCGCGGGGCTGCGCCTGCTGCACCATTCCCGCGCGCCGGCCACCTGACCTGATCGCCAGCAGGCGCGGATGACGCGCGCCCGCAACGCCAATCGTCTTGCGTCGTACTGGGCCGCAGGAATACCCGCCCGGCTCGTCGAGGCACCCGAATCCGTGGTCGCCGACGAACCGCCGGTACCGCCCGCACTCCGAGCCGACGAGCTACGTCACGGGTACACCCTCGCCGAGGTTCGGCGCCTCGCACATGCCGCCGCCGCGAACAACCACACGATGGCCGCCGACCACCGCGACCTCGTCCACGCCGCTTGGTCAGCCATCATCGACCTGCTCTACACGGCCACCGAGCCGCCCACCCGCCACGACCTGGCCACCGAAGGACGCAAGGGCATCTGGCAGCTCGTCCGGGACCACCGCCAAACCTACGGCTACCGCGACCGCGACCCGTACAACGGCATCGGCTCCGCCCCACACTTCGCCGCCTACTGGCAGATGCCCGCCGAGGCACCCCATGAGGAGCGCTTCGTCGAGCAGGTCGCCGTGTGGCAGGTCTTCAACGTCCTCACCGACCGGCAACGCGAGGTGCTGCTGGCCGCCGCCGCCCACGACGGGGACTACCACGCCGCCGCCGAATCGCTGGGCATGTCCCGTGGCTCGTACACGGCGTGGCTCAGCCAAGCCCGCCGGGCCGCCTCCGCCTGGTGGCACACGCCAGAGACGCCATATCGCGCCCCTGGTCGCAGGGGCACATTCAACCGACGCGTACATCGCGGTGAGGTCGCACCCTGCGGCACCCTGCCCGCCGTTCACCGGCATAAAGCCCGGGGTGAGCGGATGTGCGAACTGTGCGCGCCGATCCGGACGGTGTACGACCGGGAGCGACGCAACCGGCGCAAAGAAAGGAACGCTGCATGACCGACCAGCCACCCACCGTCGTTAACCCGCAGGCCGTCGGCGACCCCAACCAGACACCGATCGTGCGACTGTGGCCCGGCAAGCCCAGCCCCGCCGAACTGTGGCGCCAGGCCGGCGGCGGCACCCCCGACTTCTCCCGCGACCGGTACCGGGAACTGCTCATCGCCCACGGCCACCTGACCCCGCTGGAGCCCGGCGAGAAGCCGGAGCCGCTGCCGTGCGGCTGGCCCGGGCCGACGCGTGACGACTACGACCCCGAGGAGGCCGAGCGTGCCTGACGACCTGCGCCCCTCCGTCCGCGCGACCTACGACTCCCGCATCACCGGACCCCGCTACTGGGTCACCACCGAAATCGACGGCGAGACCATCGCGTTCCGGGAACCCATCGACGACCCGTTCGTGCGCTGCGCTGTCCGCGTCAACCTGCGGGCGCTGCTGCGCGGCCTGCTCCGTCGGCAGGTGTTCGTCACCGTCGTGGTCGGCGCCGACCCGGAGTTGATGAACGACGTGCTGGAGCTCGACGAGAACACCCTCATCCCGGGACGTACCCGTAAGGCCGCGTTCGGGCAGTCCATCCACCAGAAGCTGCGAGGAATCGATGGCTGACGACCTGCGCACCCTGGCCGCCGAAGCGCTGCGAGCGGCGTGTCCCGACGACGCCGAGTGTCAAGCGCCGTCGACATCGTGCAGCGTCTCGCCGCAACCGGCCCCAACGGCCACCCCAGCGTGCCAGGAGTCCGAGGGCGGGCCGGCAGTACCCGAGGCCACCGAGGAGACTCCCGATGCCTGAACGTCCCACGAAGGTCCTAGTCCTGCACATCGAGGTGCCGGGCGTCTGGGCCGACGACCTACCTGCCTCCGCCGCCGAGATCGCTCACAGCGACGAACCGACATCCGAGGACTACCTGTTCGTCGTTACCGAGGAGTGGATGCGCGAAGAGGTCGGCCTGACGATCGTGACGTTGCCCGGCGAGAAGAACACGAACGACGACTTCGAGATCCACGCGTACACAGGCCGCATCGTGGGCGCGTCAGTTCGGGAGGCCAACCGTGGGTAGCGCGCTCAAACCGCCGATCCCGTACTTCGGCGGGAAGACCATCCTCGCCCCGCAGATCGCCGCGCTGCTGCCCCCGCACCGGCATTACGTCGAGCCCTACTGCGGCAGCCTCGCCGTGCTCTTGGCCAAAGACCCGTCGCCGATGGAGACCGTCTCCGACATCGACGAAAAGCTCGTCACGTTCTGGCGGGTCCTCCGCGAACACCCCGACGAGCTGATCCGCGCGGCCGCGCTCACCCCGCACTCCCGGCGCGAGTACGACCTCGCCATCGACCTTGACGCGGACGACGAACTCGAACTCGCTCGGCAGGTGTGGATCAAACTAACCCAAGGACGCAGCGGACGACTCAAGCGCACCGGGTGGCGGCACTACGTCGACCCGGCCGGCACGAACGTCGGAATGCCCGCCTACCTCGACGGCTACATCGATCGGATGGCGCCGGCGGTCGAGCGCCTGCACCGGGTGTCGCTGGAGTGCCGTCCGGCGCTGGAACTGATCGCGAAGTACGGCGAGTGCCCCGAGGTATTGCTGTATGTCGATCCTCCATATGTGGGATCGACGAGGGCGAACGACAACGCGTACCGGCACGAGATGCGCACCGACGATGAGCACCGCGAGCTGGCTGAGGCACTCCATGCCGCCCGGGCGGCCGTCGTCATCTCCGGGTACGCCAGCGACCTCTACGACCGAGAGCTGTACCCCGGCTGGGACCGGCACACGATGATCTCCGGGACCGGCCAGGGCGACGGGTGGGGCAACCGCACCGAGGTGTTGTGGTCGAACCGTCCTCTCGGTACCGCCCCGACCCTGTTCGACCTGGGAGACGACCATGCAGCCTGAACCGGCGGTACCCGACACCACCGAACCCGACGCCACCGGCCTCGCCGGGCACTGCCCACACGGCGTCGGCATGCTCGACGCCTGCGACCCGTGCGAGAGCAGCACCACCGAACCCGACGAGCCGCAGGACACCGCGGGCGGCTGGTCGGCCACCGCATGGCTGTGCAGCTGCTGCGCCGTCAACTGGCAACGCTGGCGCTGGACACCCCCAGGCCGACCAGCCGCACCCGACACACCGTGGGGCGTACGCGGCGGCCTGTTCTCCCACAACACCCTCGACGAGTTCTTCGCCCAGCACCGCGACATCACACCCGTCGAGGTCGACAACCAAGCCGCGCTGCTCGCCGACCTGACCCGCGTAACCCGGCAACGAGACGAAGCCTGGGCCCAGATCCGCCGCTACGAAGGCACCGGCAACGACTCGAAGCTGACCTACGCCGAGCTGGAGCAGGAACGCGACCGCCTCGCCCTGGAGCTGTACCGCGCGCAGGACTGCGGCCACGACCTGGAGGCGTTCCAGCGGCAGGGGATCCATCTGGACCAGATGACCGAGAATGCAGCGGCCTGGATGCGCGAGGCCCAGCGCCAAGCCGAAGAGCGGGACGAGGCGCGACGTCAGGCCGAGTACTGGAAGAAGCGCACCGAGACGGCATGGGAACGCGGCGACGAGGACGGAATGTCGATCGTGAGCCTGAGCTTCCGACTACGGGACGCCGAGGCCGAGCGGGACCGGCTGGCCGACACCGTACGGCGGTACCAGCCCGTCATCGACGCGGCGAAGGCGTGGCGGCAGATGCGCTCCGGGACACCGACCCGACCGAAGCCGACCGCGCTGGCGCTCATCGAGGCCGTGGACGCACTCGACACCGCCGACGATCAGCCCGGGTTCCGGCCCATGGTCGGGACCGTCACCGGCGAGGACGCCCGGTTCGTCGCGCGGGCAACCGGGGGCGGCATCACCTCAGCCGACCTGCCCGTCGAGTTCGAGGCTGAGACCGGGCAACGAGACGAAGACCTCGCCGAGATCGACACGACCGAGAAGGAGATCGTCGGCCCACAGACGTACGCCATCTCGGAGCCGATCTTCGGGACGTGGCCCGGTCTCAGCCTCGGACTGCACCTCGTCGACCACGCCGACTTAAACCGCTGCGTACGCTGCGGCGGCCCGTCGCTCATGGCGGACTGCCCCGGCGAGACGAGAGGCGAGGGTGCGCCGTGATCCGTGCGTGGCTGAAACGGCGTCGCTGCTTCCACCACGACCACCACACCGGAGAGTCATGGATCGGTCGCGGTCAGATCATCGACTACCGCAAGCTGTACCGCTGCTCGCGCTGCGGAAGGACATGGATCCTGTGAAGATCTTTTACGATACCGAGTTCCTCGAAGACGGCCGCACCATCGACCTGATCTCGATCGGCATGGTTGCCGACGACGGCCGTGAGCTGTACCTCGTGAACCAAGGTATCGAGGACGACCCGCTGCACGAGCGCATCTGCCGGGACCGGTGGCTCATGGGGAACGTCGTCCCGCATCTGCCGCTACGCGAGAAGGACCCCATCACCCAGCCGCAGGCGCAGTACGCCGGTCGCTTCTGGATCGACCACGGCGACAACCGCATCGTGTCGATCCGTTTCATCCGCAACGCAGTCCGCGACTTCGTCCTGTCCACGCCACAGCCGGAATTGTGGGCATGGTACGGCGCGTACGATCATGTGGTCCTCGCCCAATTGTTCGGCCGAATGATCCATCTGCCGCAGGGCTTCCCGATGTGGACGCACGAGATGCAGCAGGAACTCGACCGGGCCGGCATCGACGCACCAGAGCAGTCCGGCGACCTCCACAACGCGCTCGCCGACGCGAAGCACCTCGCCACCCTCGACCGGCTCGTCAAGGCGGCCGGCAGCGAGACGGGAGACGGCGATGGCTGCTGAAACCTGCCCCGGCTGCGGCGAGCTGCTCACCGACCCGAAAGACTGCGACCACTGCGAATACTTCAACCTCGCCAGCGGCCGGAACCACTACTGCGGGCGGGACGAGTGCTACTGCCGGGAGCTTCGCCGAACCATGAAGCGCGAGGTTCTTGGCCAGTTCGCGGCTCGCCATGCCGCCACCTTCGCTGGCTGGCAAGCGCTCCGTGTCGCGTTCGCCGACCGGCCGGACCTGCTTCACCCCGGCGTCGGAGATTTCATCGCGCGGACCGTCGTAGACGCGGCGTGGCCGATCCTCGGCGTCCGACCGGCCGCGAGCGAGACGGGAGACGGCGATGGCCGCTGAACCTGTCTCCGACCTCATGCGCACCGTCGGCGCCCGCATCCGCGCGCTCCGCGAAATCTACGACGTGACCCAGGAAGAGATCGCCAAGGAAGCCGGCCTCAACCGCACCTCGATCACCAACATCGAGTCCGGCCGGCAGAACGCCCAACTCGACGCGCTCGCCGCCGTCGCGAAGCACTTCGGGGTGTCGCTGGGCGCGCTGCTCGGCGAGTCCGACCTGCCCGCCCTCAGCCGCGTCCTCGTCGTGTCGGTATGCGAGGTGCGCTGCGAAACCTGCGGCGTGGTCGCTCAGGACTTGCCCCACGCGCAGGCGTACGAGGTGCGCAAGCAGCACATCCGGGGACACCTCGGCGCCGCCGTAGCCAAGATGATGGGAGGCGCCGATGGCTGACGACGAGCTGGTCGAGGAACTGGCCGAGCACCTCGCCCGATCCATCTTCACCGCGAACCGCCTGACGCGACCCGACGGCAAGCCGATCGCATGGGACGACCTCACCGATGATCAGCGGCAGCACTGGATGAACAACTTCCGCGAACTGCACGCCGCACCGGCCCTGGAGTGGCTGGCCGAGCGGGGACGGCTCATACCCGACGGAGCCGAGACGATCGAGCAGTGGGAGACGTGGTGCCACGCCAGGGACAGCGATGCGATTAGGCACGCCAGCCCCCACGCCTTCCCGAGCCGACAACAAGCCGAAGAGTGGGGCCAGGAGCAGATCGGCCAGTACGGCATCACGAGGTACACCGTTCTTCGCCGTGTGGCTCGCCGCTGGCCGGACGGCAGCGCGATGACCGGGCCATGGGAGCCCGTACCCGAGGAGGCGACGTGACCGACGACGCGGACACGACCCAGGACATCTGTCCCGCCTCCGAGCGGGTCGACGGCCCCTGGCACTCCTGGCGGTTTGATGGCGACGACCCCCGCGTCATCTGCGTGTACTGCGGCGAGATGCGGGATGCGCTGACGGCGGTGTCGGTCATGAACCCGCGGACCGAATCATGGGAGACCCTGTGACCCGACTCCTGTGCGCCGTGGCCCGCTGCGGCATCCCGCGCCGCCACCATGACGGATGCGACGACCAGCAATGCCGAGGCTGCCTACCCGGCTGGGCGGCGGACGGACTACGCCTGTGCGCCCACCACGCCGCACGCATCGGCGGCGACGCCATCAAGGCCGCAGTGCTCCACGGCGAGCTGGAGCTGGTCCTGCGGCCCTCGGGTGGCGGCGGGCGCACCGGCAAGCCAGGATCGGCCAGCCCACCCCGCGACGACGTGGTGGCCATGCGTACCGAGATCAGGCATGTGCTCGTGTCGTGGTGCCTGCTGATCTCCGAGGAGCGCGGCATCAGCCTGCCGACGCGGCTGGAAGTCGAGCAGCTCCCCGACGGCTTCATCGGGCCACCCCGGCGCCGACGCGTACACGACGAGACCGCCCTGAGCGTCGGCGGCTACGTCGCCAAGCACGCCGAGTGGCTCGCCGCGCAGCCCTACGCCGGCGAGGTGTCCGACGAGCTGGCGTCCCTCGCCTCACGGGCGCGGGGGATCGCCTTCCCGTCCGGGACACGCAGGGTGGAGGCCGGGCCGTGCCCGCTGTGCCCCGGGACGCTCACCGCGCTCGTGCGCACCACCGACGCGCTGCTGCCGAGCGAGGTGGCCTGCGATGGGGACGAGGCGCACCGGTGGGCGAGTGAGCGGTGGCGGGAGCTGGACAGGCTCGTGGCGGCGAAGAGGAGAGCGGCGTGAAGGTCAATATCCACGGCCACAGCCATCAGGTTGAGGTCGAGGCCGAAGGTGAACTCCATGACGTCGTCGAGGTGGCACGCAAGCTCTGGGAAGCCACCTTCCAGCCCGAGCGTGGACCGGCCGGCCCGGCGTACGGCTTCAGCATGGAACGCGACTGTGGCCTCCAGATCGGCGACAACAAGCGCTGGGGCGGCGAGATCGAGCCAGTCCGGGCAGTCGAATGATCCGCTACTACACCGCCGCCGAGGTGCGCGACATCTGGCGCCGGCCCATCGGCACCGTCTACCGGCTCGCGTCCGAACACCGCTGGCGGCGAGTCGGCGACCGGGCGCGGCCAGTGCTGTACAACGCCGAGGACGTGGACGCGACGATGAACGGAGGCGACAGTGAACCTCGGCTGGACCATGACCATGCCTGAGCACCAGTGGAACGAGGTCCTGCGAGCTGGCCACACCGCACCCGTCGCCTACGTCTGCGCCAACTGCGGCGAACGACGCCCACGAGGACAAGCCATCGTGCGCCACGGCGAACTCAGCGCCGAGCGTCGCGACGAGCTGGAGCAAGCCGGCTACGAGGTTATCGAGTCCGACGTGTCGCCGTCTGGCCAGATCGTCGTGTTCGACGGACGACTCACGCCCTCGCACGCCGACGAGCGGCTATGGTGCACCAACGCGCCGCGCGCCGCTGCTTGACACCTGACCTGCGGCGAAGCAAGATGACCTTACTGTGGCGCAACTCTGCCACGGACATCCGCGCCGGTGAGCATCGCTGCCGGCGCGTTGGCGTTGCGGAGGTGTGATGCCTTCCGCCGGTAGTACCGCCGCCCGCGGCTACGGCCGGGCACACCAGGCCGAACGCCGACGGTGGGAACCAAAGGTCAACGCGGGCCTCGTCGACTGCCGGCGCTGCGACCAGCCCATCGAACCCGGCAGGCCGTGGGACCTGGGGCACACAGACGACCGGACTGGCTGGACGGGGCCCGAGCACACGGTGTGTAACAGGCGGGCAGGGGCGCGGACTACTCACGCGATGCGACGCAAGGGTGTGCGCACATCCCGGGACTGGTGATCCCGTGCATGAGTATGCAGCCCACCGCAATGCAATAGCCCGACCCTTGTGCTCGCGCACAAGGACGAGAGCCGTAGAGAAGACCCTGACGCTTAGCGTCGGGTAAGCCCTCAATCCAGGCGCCACGTTTCCGCAGGTCAGAGCCTTGGAAAAAATCCAAAGATGATCTTGCGGACCCCGGGTGCAGTCCCCCAAATCTCCCTCCGGCAACCCCCGTACCCGGTCTTTGTGCTCGGGCACAGCCCCCCCGGCCTGGGGTATGCATGACTATGCATAGATGTCGCTCTACCTATTCAAGCGCCCTCGGTTAGCAGTTGTGGAGCAGGTGACCGATGCCCCCTCGTGCCCGCCGCCTCGCCGCAGTCCCGGCTACCCAGCGTGAGCGTGCGCCGGACCTCCGCGATTCGGTACGCGCCGCGGTCGACGCGATGGACTGGCTGACGCCGACCGATGAGGCGATGAAGACCCTCGCCTTGCGCCAGGCCGAGGAGATCGAGAAGGCCATCGACCGGGCCGAGGAGCTGGCCGGCATTCTGCGTGATGCGGTCGGTCAGCCGGACATCTACAAGCGGGTCGAGAAGCTGGCCGCGATGTGCGAGGTCACCAAGACGGTCGGCTGGCTGGGTCCGCAGCTTCAGGGCGTGCTGCGTGACCTGGGTGGTACGCCCGCGGCTCGGGCCGCGATGAAGAAGGATAAGCCGGTAGGGAGTCGTCTTGCACAGCTCCGCGACGCTGCCGGCCAGCACGACGCCTCCTGAGTTAGCGTCACAAGAACGTACGAGGCAGGGCTTGAACCTTCGCGGTTGGCCCGGGATGTCGTGCCCTGCGCCAGCGGGGGGAATCGGTGAGGTGGCAGCTCACCAGCGGCGTCCCAGCCTCGTGCTCTCCGTCGAGCGGAGGCGGGGCGCATGCTGACCGTTGCGCCGCCACTCCTCGGCTCGACGACGCCGCGGATCTTCACGCCGCCGCTGATCGCCGGGCCACCGGGGAGGTGTGGCTGTGGCTGCGCCTTGACCCCGGCGACGTCGCTGGGCTTCTCCGCGGCGGACTTCGCCGAAGAGGTGTTGGGCTTCGAGCTCATCCCCTGGCAGCGCTGGCTGTTGATCCACGCTCTGGAGTTGCGCCTCGATGGCCGGTTCCGGTTCCGCACGGTGTTGGTGCTGGTGGCCCGGCAGAACGGCAAGACGACCCTGGTCGAGGTCAAGAACCTGTGGAAGCTGTTCGTGCTGCGGGTGCCGTTGGTCATCGGGACGGCGCAGAACCTGGACGTCTCCGAGGAGTCGTGGGACAAGGCCGTCGAGATCGTCGAGTCGATCCCGGAACTGTTCGCCGAGGTCCCCAAAGACGGCGGCGTGGTCCGCGTCAACGGCAAGAAGAGCCTGAAACTGGTCCACGGCAGCCGCTGGAAGGTCGCCGCGGCCTCCCGCAAGGGTGGTCGAGGGCTCTCCGGCGACGATGTGAACCTCGACGAGTTGCGCGAACACCACACCTGGGACTCCTGGGCCGCGGTCACGAAGACCACCATGGCGCGGCGCAAGGCGCAGATTTGGGCGTTCTCCAACGCGGGCGATGACCGGTCCGTGGTGCTCAACGACCTGCAGGACAAGGGTCGGGAGACCGTTTCGGACCCCGATGCGGACTCTTCGCTGGGCATTTTCGAGTGGTCGGCCCCCGACGACTGCCCGATTGACGATCCGCAGATGTGGCGACTGGCGAATCCGTCGCTCGGCTACCCGCAGGGCATCTCGGTCGAGGCGCTGCGCGCGGCGCTGGAGACGGACCCGGAGCCGATCTTCCGCACCGAGTGTCTGTGCCAGCGGGTGCCCGATCTGGTGCCGTCGAAGATCCCTTTGACGGCCTGGGTGAAGTGCGCGGACCCGAAATCGGCCATCACGGGCGGCGTGGTGCTGTCCTGGCAGGTGTCCTGGGACCGTTCCTGGGGCGCCATCGGGGTTGCCGGGTACCGGGCGGACGGGTTGCCGCATGTGGAGCTCATCGACTACCGGCAGGGCACCGACTGGATTGCTGGCCGGTTCGGCGAGCTGGTGAAGCGGCACAACGTGCCTGCGGTCGTCTACAACCCGGCCGGCCCGGGGGCGTCGCTGGTCAATGAGGTGTCGGAGCGGCTTCCGGTGAAGCTGGAACCGCAGCCGATGACCGCCCGGGACCAGGCGAACGCCTGCGGACGGCTCTACGACGCCGCGATCACCGGCCAGCTCCGGCAGTTGGGCGACGACCGGCTGTTGGAGATGTTGCGCAAGTCCGCCACTCGGACGCTGGTCGACGCGTGGGCGTGGGATCTGCGCCGGTCCGGAGGCGACATCAGCGGGCTCTGCGCGATCACTGACGCCCTGCACGGCCTGATCTTGTACGGCAAGCCGCCGACCCCCGCCCCCGCGCCGGTGGTGGCTGTCCTCGACGCCAAGGACCGGTTCGTCGGCACCGCTGACCTGATGACGGCTGGGTTCTAGTGGTGCGTTGAGTTCGCTGATTTGCCGGACTCTTGCTCGCACATGCCTTTGGCGGCCCAAGGGCATCCGTTGCGCCACATTAGGGCGTGTAGCCGCCGAACCTCGTCGGGGAGCACTCCGTGGAACACGTGATCCCCCCATGGAACCTCGACGGCGCGGAGTTGACCGGACCGGATATGCCGACTCACGACGTCGCCGGTGCAGTGGAGAAGTTTGGCCACACGACCAGCCCTGATCAGGCCCCGCGCGGCGAATTCATCTCCTAAAGAGCCCACACCGGGGAGGGTACGCCGCCATGCCCGCTACCGTCCCGTCCACCCGGGAGATCGGCTACGTTACACCGTCCTACGGCACCACGAACGCGTGGTGGCAGTTCGACCCCGACGAGGACACGCCGGAACTGCAATGGCCGATGTCCGTCAAGGTCTACAACTCCATGCGGACCACCGACTCCCAGGTCGGTTCGGTGCTGGAGGCCGTCACCCGGCCGGTGTTGCGCACGCCGTGGCGACTTGATCCGGCAGGCGCGCGTGACGAGGTCGTCGAGTTCATCGCCGACGACCTCGGGCTGCCGATCGTGGGCAAGAACCCGAAGCCTCCGCCGCGGATGAAGGACCGTTTCAGTTGGTTGGACCACCTGGAGCTGGCGCTGCTGATGCTGCCGTTCGGGCATATGTTCTTCGAGCAGGTGTACCGGGTCAACGAGGCGGGCACGGAAGCGCACCTGGGCAAGCTGAGCCCGCGTATGCCACGCACGATCGAGCGAGTCGACGTGGCCCGCGACGGTGGGCTGATCTCGATCACCCAGCTGGGCACGCTGGACCAGCATGGGCCGCAGGAGCCGATCCCGGTCGCTCACCTGGTCGCCTACGTCTACAAGAAGGAGGGCGGCAACTGGCTCGGCCGCAGCGTTTTGCGGCAGGCGTACAAGAACTGGCTGATTAAGGACCGCCTGCTGCGCGTGCAGGCGCAGACGATCGAGCGCAACGGGATGGGTATCCCCGACTACGAGGCGTCCGAGTCGGAGACCGACCTGGGCAAGGGGCTCGCGCTGGCGACGTCGCTGAGGGCCGGGGAGGCTGCGGGTGTCGCCCGCCCGAACGGGTCGAAGCTGCGCCTGATGGGTGTCGAGGGTGACTTGCCCGACGCATTGCCGGTGGTGAAGTACCACGACGAGCAGATAGCACGCGCTGTGCTGGCCCACTTCCTGAACCTGGACAGTCAGAGCCACGGCAGTTACGCCCTCGGCGCGTCGTTCATGGACTTCTTCACGCTGAGCCTGCAGACGCTCGCCCAGTCGATCGCCGACACCGCCACCATGCACATCGTCGAGGACCTGGTCGACGCGAACTGGGGCGAGTCTGAGCCCGCGCCGCGACTGGTGTTCGACGAGATCGGCTCCCGCCAGGTCGCGACCGCTGAGACGATGAAGGCGCTCGTCGACGCCGGGGTGATCCGGCCCGATGAGGTGTTGGAGGAGTCGTCGCGGCAGCAGTACGGGCTACCACCGGCGGACACGTCTTCGGTCCGCACCCCGCCCGCGCCCACCGGTCCGACACCGCAGCCGCCGACGCAGATGGGTGACATGAGCGTTGCGGCGGCGGCTACACGTAGGCCGGTTGCCGCCCGCTTCAATCCTGACGAGCCGCGTGTGCCCGGCGGCCCGCACGGCGGCGAGTGGGGCCACGGTGGCGGGGTGCTGTCCGATGCGCTGAAACTGGCCGGGAAGATCCAGCTCGATGACGGGGAGACCCTGATCGGCTCCTCGAAGGTTGACGGCGACGCCGGCGGGATCCGGATGGCGTTCACCGAACAGCACGGCAAGCGGATGCTGCGTCTGGGCCTCGGCGGGGAAGCCTATGGGAAACGCAACCGCGACGAGGGCATCCCGGCCTGGGACGGGTCCCCGTCCCGCGAGCCTCTCCCCAAGGCGGAGCACGATCGGCTCGACGCGGAGTACGACGCCCTCAACGATGAGTACGACTCGGCGGCGCCGGCACGCAAGGAAGCGATCTCTGCCCGCCAGGATGACATCCGCGAGCAGCTCGGCGCCGCCGATCAGGGCTTCAACGGGACGGCCAAACTGGATCAGTACAGCGCTGGCCGGCTCGCCGACAAGATCCGGCCGGCCCTCGCCGAGGCGGTCGAGCAGGAGAAGATCGAGCACAAGGCTTGGGACGAGATCGAAGCCTTGCAGGCCAAGGGCAACCCCGACCCCGCGCGGCTCGCCGAACTACAGCAAATCGCCCGCGCGGTGCCCGGGAGTCCCGGCTACGAGGGCATCACCTTCGCGTCGGGCATCATCCCCGGCTCGGCGTGGGGCGACGTGCACTGGTCGGTCGAGCTGAACGATCCCAGCCAAGGTGTCACCGTGATCCTCGGCGTGGCGCCGAAGGGCGCTCCGGACGATTGGGGCGACGACAAGGACTGGACCGGGCACTTCGGCGTAGCCGAAACCCAGAAGTTCCTACGGCTGCTCAGCCGCTATACCGGCGCGGTCCAGGCCGCCGCTGGCCACGACACCACCCCGGGCCACGACGAGCTGCACCATTACTGGGTCGCCGGCCCGGGCCTGGCCGAATGGCGCGGCTCGCCGAAGCCGTTCACGACGCTGGTTGCGCTACTCACCGAGCACGTGAAGCCACCCAGGCCAACATCCACGTACAAGAAGTGGGCAGCGACCTGGTTCCACGAGGTGTTCGGATTCTGGCCCGGCTCTGACCTTAACCGCGTCACCCACGGCCACCCACCGCGCGGCCACGTCGTAGGCCCCGGCTGACCTGACCACGGGCATATCGCCCGCGTACCCGAAAGGTGGTGCGTGGGCGATGACGCGCGCGCTGAAGGCAGCCGGTCAGGACCTGCTCGGTGTGGAACTGGCCCGGCCGGGCCCGTGGAAGGTTGCCAGCGGCGACGGCAACTTCACCCCGCAGATGCTGCGCGACGCTGCCGACTTCTTCGCCGCGTCGGGTGGCCAGGCGGTACCGGTGAAGCTCGGCCACAACGATGACCGGTTCGGCGGGGACGGGGACCCGGCGTTCGGCAACGTCACGAATGTCCGCTACCGCGAGGACGACCGCGGCCCTGTCCTGCTCGGCGACATCATCGACATGCCCAGTTGGCTGTCCGCGTCGGCGCCGAGGTCGTGGCCGAACCGGTCGATCGAGGGCTGGCAGGACTTCGAGTATGACGGCCGCGAATACTCGCTGGTCTTGACCGGGCTGGCGTTTCTGGGTGTCACCCCGCCCGCGGTGCGCAACATCCGTTCCCTCGCCGATTTGCAGACCGCGCTGGCCGCGTCGTCGGCGCAGCGGGTGTTCGCGTCCGCGCCCGCCGACGACGCGGCGACACCACCACATGCTCCCGCCTCCGCGGCGGAAGAACCGATCGAGAGTGAGGAGGCCGGAATGTCTCTGGCCAAGTATCGAGAGGCACTGGCCGGCCTTCCGGACGATGCTTCCGAGGATGACGTGAAGGCGGCGCTTTCCGCGGCCGGTTTCACGTCGGAGAGTTCTCCGCCCCCGCCCGAGCCGGTGCAGGCGTCGCTGTTCGACGACAAGGCGCCGACCAAGCCCGCACCGAAGAAGGATCCCGCCCCGGCTGAGGGGTCGTGGATGCGCGTCGAGGCGTCGGCGTGGGAGGCCGCGCAGGACCGCATCAGGCGCCTGGAGGCGCAGGCGCAGCGCCAGCGTGAGGGCGAGCGGGACCAGGTCATCGCCAAGGCGGTGCAGGCCGGCAAGTTCGCCCCGTCCCGCCGGGAGCACTGGGTGCGGTTGTGGAATGCCGACCCGGAGGGCACCCGCGAGGTCATCGAGGGGCTGGCGCGCAACGTCATGCCGGTGATGGCGTCGGGCTACGCGCGTGAAGGCGACGACCGCGACGACGACGAGCTGGATCGCGAGATCGATCGCTTGTCGTCGCCGTCGTCGCGGAAGGAGCCCAGCCGTGGCTGACTACACCCCCGTCTACACCGGCGGCGCCGTGCCGTTCACGGCCACCACCGCTGGTGCCGTGGTTGGCGGCAACGTTCTGATCTGGTCCGCTTCCGGCGTCGTCACCGTCTCCGGCGCCGACTCGACCGCCGTGTGCGGCGTTGCGGCTCACGACGCGGCGTCCGGCGCGAAGGTCACTGTGTGGCCGATAGACGGTGCGATTCACGAGCTCGTCGCGTCCGGCGCCATCACCGCCCTGGCCGGCGTCGTCTCCGACGCGTCCGGCCAGGTCAAGACGGCCACTATCGCCACCGCAGCCGCGGCGGCGACCCTCATCGGCGTGGCCGCGACGACAGCGGCGGGTTCCCCGCTGAAGCTGCGCGTCCAGGGCCGCCGGTAACCACCCGAAAGGAGATAGGCCATGCCTTACGCATTCCCGGCAGCGGCGCCCACCCTTTCGGGCGACCTGCTCACCATCTCGCGGTTCCTGCAGGACCCGACCCGCATCTCCCGGCGACTGCGGGACTACACGGACCTGCGGTTCGTGTCGGACCAGCTACTCAAGGACCGCCAGCGGGCCAGTGGCGGCGCGGTCCTGTACGACATGACCGAGCCGTTCATCTCCGACCGGACGGTGGAGGCCGTATCGGCTGGGTCGGACTACCCGTACGCCAACCTGGGTACCGGCACCGCCGGCATCGCGGCGGTTTCCAAGTGGGGCCAGAAGGCATTCCTGAGCGATGAGGAGGTCACCCGCAAGTCCTATCCGATGTCGGCCGTGGACCGAGCGATGACCAAAATCATCACCACGGTCATCAAGCAGGTGGACACGATCTCCATGGCCGCCATCGGCACGGCGATCACCGCCGAGGTGGCAACGGTCGGGTCGTGGGACAACGCGACCGCATCCAGCCGCAAGCCGCTGGATGACATCCTGCTCGGTATCCAGGCGATCGAGGACCTCAACCTGGGCTACCACGCCGATACCCTGGTCGTGTCGCCGAAGGCGTACACGTACCTGATGCTCAACGACGCCATCGCCCAATTGCGCAAGCGGGAGACGTCCGACAACCCGGTCTACACGGGGATGATCGAGACGGTGGCGAACCTCACCGTCATCAAGACGCCGAACCTGCCGATCGTCACCAGGGCGTGGATTCTGGACTCCACCCAACTCGGCGGCATGGCCGACGAGATGGCGAGCGCGCCCGGATATGCAGCGGCAGCACGTGATGTGGGCGGCTTCGCGGGCGTCGAGGTCAAGGCGATCCGCAAGGAAGGCCAGGACGGCTGGGACCTGCAGGCCCGTCGCCTGACCGTGCCGTTCGTGCAGGAAACCGGCGCCGGGTATGAGATCACCGGCGTGGTGAGCTGACATGCCCGTCATCTCAGGCGCGATCCTGCGCAACTCCAACCATTTGCACGAGGGGTTCGAGCACGTCTACTCCGGCTCGACCGCCTCGGCCACCGTCACCGCCGACCAGCTGCTGGAGGTCAGCGGTGACGGGACCCTCGGGCCGGCCGGCGCCGCGTCCACCTCGGTCGTCGGTCTCGCCCTCGCGGGCGCGGCTAGCGGCGCCCCGGTCAAGGCGCTGATGTTCGGCCCGGTGCTGTCCATCACGTCCAGTGGCGCCATCACCGCCGGCGCGAAGTGCGTCGCGGGCGCGGCGGGTGTGGTGACGACGATCGGCGCGAACACCTTCGAGAAGATCGTCGGCACGGCGCTGACCACCGCATCCGGCAACGTCGTGAAGATGGTGATGAACACATGAGCACACGCCGGGCACGGGTCGTCGTAGCGTATGCGACCGTGAAGCTCTTCGATCCGATCAGCGGCAAGCTGACCGTTGCCGGGTTCTACCAGGGCGCCATTTTCCCCGACTCGGCTGACCCGGACAACGTGGCCAGTCTGGTGCGCCGGGAGTACGCCGAATGGGTCGACGAGCCCGAGCCGGAACTGGAGACGGAGTCGGAGCCGGAGACGGAGTCGGAGCCGGAGACGCCCCCGCCGGGCGACGTTGCGACGGACCGGCCGGCGCAGGCCGCGCCGAAGGCCGACTGGGTCACCTACGCGGTGTCGCAGCGGCCGGAGGACATGCCCGAGGACGATGCCCGGGCGGCGGCCGAGGCCAAGACGAAGGCCGACCTGATCGCCGAGTTCGGCGGCTGAGGTAGACCGTGGGCGACCTCTTTGCGCTCGACGAGTTCGCCTCCTACGTCCAGCAGGACGTCGACACGTCCACCGCCACGGTGGTGAGGCGTGTCGCGTCCGGCTGGCTCAAGGACGTCACGGGCCTGGCCGACTTCCCGACCCCGATCCCCGATGACCTGTTCGCGTGGGGCCTGGAGCTGGCCGCGATCGCGTTCCGCAACCCGGACGGCGCGGCCAGCGAGTCGGTCGACGACCACAACGTGTCGTGGGACATGAACCGGCGCAAGGACATCCTGAAGGCCGCGCTGATCGGCTACTCGACGACCGGCCAGCCACAGTACGCGTTCCCGGACCCGGACTGGCACTGGAGTTCCGTGACCCCGACCAGCGCCATCACCGCTTGACCTTCCCCTCTACCTTCTCCCGGGCTGGTGTCCGGGCGACCCGCCACGCCCAACTGAAGGAGTATTGATGGCGCGCTATGGCACGTCCGGGCTGTCGCAGGCGGCCCAGCTCGCCGGGGTCAACTCGGGCACGACGGTGAACGGCTACTTGGGCTACTGGGGCGGCTCGGCGACGTCGGGGTTCCGGATGCGCCGGATCAATCTCGGGGTCATCGCCGGTGCCAGTGTGCCGACGTCGCAGCAGATCTCGGTGGGCGTGTACCGGCAGACGGTGGCGCCGTCCGGGACGGGGCTGGCGGCGGCAGTCCTCGGGCAGCCCCTCGAAACGTGGACGCCGCAGACCGACCCGACCGTCGGGCTGATCATGACGACGGCGACGACGATCGGCACGACCGGCCCGACGCTGGCCGCGAACCCGATCACGGTGCTGCCGCTCAACACCCAGTCGAACCTGGAAGAGCAGTGGGAGTTCGTCGACGAGCTGGTGTGCGCGATCGGCACAGCCAACGGCATCGCGTTCGTGAACATCGGCAACGCGTTGCCGGCGTCGCACTCGATCCGGTTGAACGTCGAGATCGAGGTCTAAGCGGTGCGCCAGTACTGGGTCGCGCCGATCCCGCCGTTCCATACCGCGGACGGCGCCGCCTACAACACGTCGGTCACCCTGACCGACGTCAGCCCCGCCCCGGCCATCACCTTGCCGGCGAACTTCCTGGAACAGGGCTCGGAGATCGAACTGGAGGCGTGCGGGCAGTTCTCCAACACCGGCACGCCGACGCTGCTGCTCGGGTTCTACCACGGCGGTGTGGCGGGGGTGGCCCTGGCCGCGTCGTCGGCGATCACCACGACGACAGGTGCCGCGGCCTGGCCGTGGATCATCCGTTATCGGGGTGTGGTCCGGGCTGTGGGCTCTACGGGTTCGATCGTCGGGCAGGGCTGGCTGAAACTCGGCACCTCGCTGACCGCGTTCGCGATGTCGGCTATCCCGGTCACCGCGGCAGCCCGGACGGTGACGATCGACACCACCACCGCCAAGTCGATCACCTGCGGGGCGCAGTGGGGCACCTCCAACGCGTCGAACACGCTCACCTGCAACGACATCTCGGTCAAGGTCGTCACCTGACCGCCGTTCTGGTCACCTAAGGGGAGGGTTTCATGTCGGTCGGCTATCCGGTCACCGCGGCGGACGTCAACAACAAGGCCGGTGCGCTGGTCGTCGCGCTGTGGACGAACCTGGAGGCGATCAAGCAGTTCAAGGCGTGGCTCGACGACTCCGCCCACGGCGACGTCTACCTCAACAACCTGGGTATCACCGGCACCTCGTCGTCGGGGGACGTGAAGACGCTGCGGGACTCCTTCGCCGACCTCGCCGGGGCGGCCGGGCTGTACGGGGTGTCACACGGCACCGTCACCCCGAGCGGGGCGTCGAACTACTTCTTCAACGCCAAGAACCTTTCCGGCGTCAACTTCGCCGGCTAGTCCCGCCGCGGGAAGGTTGAGCCGTGGCGCTGGTGATCGACGGCTCAACCCCTGCGGTAGCGACCGGCACCGGCGCGGTCACCACCACCTCGTTCACCCCACCCGACGGTTCGATCCTGGTCGTCGCGTTCTCCGGCAACTCGACCGGCGGCTCCAACCCATCCCAGCCGTCGATCACTGACAACCTCGGCTCGCATCTGACCTACACGCCGGTCCCGACCGGCGGGCCACGCCCCGGATGGTGGAGCCGCGCCGACGGCTCGCCGACCATCGACGGCCAGTGCGCCATGTGGACCGCCCCGGTCGCCACGGGCGCGGCGATGACGGTCACGGTCACCAACAACGCTGGCTCCAACGAGGCCGCCGTCCGTGTTTGGGTCATCACCGGCCAGGACCCGACCACCCCGATCGGTGACGTCGGGAAGGCCGGCTCCTCGTCCGCGTCGTCGGTGGCCCAGTCCTACACCGGGCAGGCCACCTCTGGGCAGGGTTTCGGGGTCATCTGCGACTGGGACGCCAAGGGCGCCGAAACCGCCGGCACTGGCTGCACCCTCGACGACACCGGCTCGGTCGGCGGCCAGTTCTCCTACGCGTTCGTGCGCCGGACGGTCGACGACGACACGCTCGGCTCGACCAACAGCCTCAACTCGACCCTGCCCGGCACCTCCACGAACCTATCGTGGGTCTGGGTCGAACTCCTGCCCGTCCAGGTCAACCAGACTTTGGTCGACCCGCCGCCGTTCGTGGCCAGCTTCCCGCCCGGCTTGTTCGCCCCCAACGGCCGGCTCCAGCCGTGGCTGGGCGCGCCCGACGCCCCATCCCAGCCGATCAGCCTGGCGGTGACAGCCACCGAAGGCGGCTCGACGAACAACGGCATCGGCCTGACCGTGAAGGTCATCACCGGGGCTGACCTGAACCAGAACGGCCAGTTCAACTCGACCGGCACCATCACCACCCCGAACCTGTCCATCACCCCGAAGCGCTCTGGCTCCTGGGTGTACGGGGCGCTGCTGGACGACGCGTCGTCCACGGTGTGGGCGGCGCACGCCGGCACCACGTTCGGGCTGAACTTCTCCGACGCCACGAACACCGCCTGCTACGGCACCTACCGGTCAACCTCCACCACTACCGCCCTGACCGCGGTCGTGCTGGGCGCGGACACCCCGTCCGCCACGGGTGGTCTGGCGCAGGCCGAGATCGTCCCGATCGGCGTCCTCGCCGAGGACGTCACGTCGCCGCCCAGCGTCACCGCGACCGGGGCGCACACCGTCTCCACCATCACGTTCACGCCGCCCGCGGGGTCCCTGCTGGTGGCGATGGTGGCCGCCGATGGTGGCGCGGCCGTCGCCACCATGGTCGTGTCCGGTGGGCCGTTGGTGTGGGCCGAAGTCGTCAAGCAGAACGCGTCCGGTGCCGGTTACGTAGGGGTGTGGGTCGCCCGGGTCCCCGGCGGAACCCCGATCCCGCCGATGGTGGTTCAGCCGAGCCGCCGCCGACCCATTCCGATCCTGCGTCGGCCGTCCCGAAGCACGGACCTGGTACCGGCGCAGGTGACGGTCGCCCCGCCGGCATACCCGCCGGTGGGGGTCCGGTCGCACGTAAAGTTCTGGCAGGCCTGGCGCAGTCACGGCGCGACCGTGGTGCCGCCGCAGGTGACCCCGGCCCCGCTGTCGTTCGTCCCGCAAGCCCCACACCCGAAGCTGTGGGCTGTGCTGCTGCGCCGGCCGCGCACCGCCGCACCACCGGTCGGCCAGCTCGTCCCGCCGCAGACCACCCGTGGGCGGCTGCGCGCGGCGACCGTACGCAAGGCCCGCACCACCGCACCCGTGCCGCCGCAGGTTGTTCTCGCGGCCCCGGCGTACCCGCCGCAGTCGTGGCGCTCACGGATCAAAGGCGCGCGGTTGTGGCGCGGCCGGGGCGCCACACCGGTGCCGCCGCAGGTCGTCCTCACCCCGCCCGGCTATGTGCCGCAGGTGGCCCGGCTGCGGCTGCGAGCCGCGAGGCTCGGCCGTCCGCGCACCACCACCACGGTTCCGGCGCAGGCGGCCGTACCGGCACGGTCGCGGCCCGCGCCGATCCTGCGGGCGGCACCACTGGCACGTCGCCGTACGCCGCCCGTTGTCCACGCGCAGGCGACCCCGCCGCTGCTGACCCGGATCCGGGTGCGTGTCGGGCAGTTGCTGCGCGGCAGGCGCCGGGCGGTTGTTCCGGCCCAGGTCATCCTCATCGCGCCGCCTCGGGTGTCGCAGTCGCGGGCCGCGCGGACCCGGATGCTCGCGGTCAAGCGCCGCCGGGTCACCGATGGGTGGATCAGCCGGCTGTGTGAGACGCCCCGACCCGCGACGGGTACCACCGCCCGGCCGGGCTCGGGAACCACCGCGTACGCGCTCGCGGCGACCACGCGGCCGAACTCGGGCATCACGAGCCGCCCGAACACCGGCACCACCAGCGATCCATGCTGAGGAGGCGACATGTCCGCTCTGACGATCACCCTGCGTGGGCAGGCCGCCGCCGAGCGGCTGATGGTTGACGCGTGCGTGGTCACCCGCGTATCCGGATCCACGGTCGACCCGGAGACCGGCGCTATCGTCCCCACCTTCGCGACGGTCTACAGCGGCAAGTGCAAGATTCAGATGCAGACTGCGGTCACCAACCCATCGGTTGTCGGTGAGGCGGCCGTGTTTGTCAGCGAGCCCCACCTGCACGTGCCGATGTCGGCGACCGGACTTCAGCCCGATGATCGGGTGACCGTCACTGTATCGGTGCTCGACCCGGATCTGGTCGGCAAGGTTGGCCACCTTCGGGGGCCGTGGGCCGAGACGTTCACGACGGCGAGGCGTCTACCGATGGCGTGGGTGTCGGGCTGATGGGCGCCACGTCGACGGGCCTGACCGAACTGGTCCACGACCTGGACTACGCGCGGGACCACGCCGTCGAAGGCGCGAAGAAAGTCGTCGGCAAGGGCATGTCCGTGGCGAAGAAGCAGGCGCAGGCGACGATCCGGGCGGCCAGTCACAGAGGCTACCTGCCGCACTACCCGCGCGCGATCGGCTATGAGGTCACCGCCGCCGGCACCATCATCACCGCGCGGATCGGCGCGGACCCGGCGAAGCTACAAGGCGGCCTCGGGAACATAATTGAATACGGATCCAGAAACTCGACGCCGATCCCGCACATTGGCCCTGCGGTTGAGGCCGAGCTACCGGTCATCACAAGGTACCTGGAAGATCTCGGCGAGAAGCTGATCGCCGGCCAGCCCGGACCGGACGGTCCCGTCGTGGACCCGGGCGGCTGAGATGGGAAGTGCCGGAGTTGAACCGGCTTGCTTCGTCTGGTTTGGGCCGCCGCCCAACTGGCCAGATGCTTACCCATGCGCTCCGCGTGAGCCTTCCCGAAGTTCACGGTACCAGCCGTGACCGACGGCCTGGACCAGGCGCTCGCGAACGCCGCCGTGACGCTGCTGCAAGCCGACGCCGGCCTGACCGTGTTCCGCGGCGGTGTACCGAACCCGACACCGAGCCCGCCGTACGTGGTGGTCCGCACCGCACCGCCGGACCGGCCCTCCGATGATCCTGACAACTCGATGGACGGCAAGTCCGGGGTGTGGGTGACGCACATCTACTGCTACTGCGTCGGCGGCGGCGGTGGCACCCCGGCGGATGCGGAGGTCGCCGCGATCGCGGTGGCGCAACGCGTCCGGACCCAGTTGCTCGACGCAAGGGTCACCATCGCGGGCCTGTCGTGTGGGCCGATCCGCTGGGACCAGTCGTTGCCGCCGCGGCGCTCCGACGAGATCACCGGCGTCCCGATCGTCGAGGCCGTCGAGATATACCGCCTGCGGGCGACCAGCTAATACCCCCCGCCCCATCCGGCGGGATCTCTCACAACAGGAGGTGCGCCGGATGGCGCTCAATGCTGCCCAGTCGGTGGTGGCGACCGGCACCACGCCGGCCCCGTTCACCCCGACCGCGTCGGACACGATCTCGGCGGCCGACATCATCCCCAGTGGCGGGTGCGTCCTGCGGGTGGTGACCACCGGCACGGCCACGAACGTCCAGATCGTCGACCCGGGCGTGACGCCGCTGGGGAACGCCTACAACCCGGTGCCGGTCGCCTGTCCGGCGACTGGGGTGCGCTACATCCTCGTGGCGCCCGCCGCCGTCAATCCCGCTACCGGTGTGGCCACCGTGACGTTCAGCGGCGCGTTGACCGGCGTCACTTATGACCTTCTGAAGTTCTAGGGAGCTGGCCATGAGTGACGAGCGGACGTGGCTTCAGCATGCCCACGGCGGCTACTTCCACTGCCCCGCCGAGGCGGTCGACGAGTGGGTGGCCATGGGCTGGCAGGTGGCCGACGAGCCGCCGCCGGAGGACAACCCGGTGGTGGTCGAGCTGCTCGCCGCGCAGCGCGCCGCTGCCGCTGCGCGCGAGCAGGCGCAGCAGGAAGACGCCGAAGAGCCGGCCACGCCGGACCAAGAAACTGAGGAGTGACCGTGGCCGACATCGTCGTCGATGGTTTTACCCGGGTCGCGTACGTGCCCACCATCGCCAGCCAGATAGCGCCGACCACGACGGAGCTGAACGCCGGGATCCTGCTCCAGTCGGTGATGACCCCGGACGGTCTGACCGGCTTCGAGCCGACCACTGCCGATGTGGACAACAGCGCGCTGAACTCGACGTTCGACACGAAGACCATCGGCCGGGACAGCTTCAGCGGCACGAAGCTGATCTTTAAGAAGCAGTCGGGCACGGACACCGTCTACAACACGCTGACCCGTGGGACGGCCGGCTACATCGTGGTCCGCCGCTACATCGACAACGCCACGGCGTGGGCGTCGTCCCAGGTCGTCGAGGTCTACCCGGTAATCTTCGGGCAGACCCGCAACCTGGCGCCGACCGCGAACACGGTGACGAAGTGGGAAGTCGACACGAAGATCACCTCGTCGCCGTCGATCCGGGCAGCGGTCGCCTAACCCAAGAGCGGAGCGGCGGTTCCGTGCCCCGGGCCGCCGCTCCTCCGCATCTTCGGGGCACGAAGGGGCACACCACAAATGAGCATCAGCAACGATCCACTGATTATCGGGTTCGACAAGCTCGTCGAGTTGATACGCGGGCTCGGCCTGGATCCCGTTGACCCACGTGACATTCGGCGCATCACTATCGATCCGCACGGCGTCGAAGTGGTGCGGGTCCGACGCGACGAGAACAACCTTCTGCGTCTCGGCTTCGGCGAGAAGCCGCTGACTGAGACCGTCACGATCGGGATTAAGTGGTGACCCCCGCCAAGCCGAAGCTCGCCGACGTCGGCGCGCTGATCCGTGGCGCGCACACCCACCGTCGCGAAGGCACCATCTCGATCTGCTTCGCCGGGGACCTGGTCGCCCAGTGGGAGGCCCTCGACGCGCAGCGGCGCCGCGTCGAGCTGGCCGGCGGGGACAGCCTCGCCGGGTCCGGGGCGGCCAGCTTCCAGGCGCAGATGGACGAGCTGCTCCCGCGGATGCAGGAGTCCACTGTGGACTTCCGGCTGCGTGCGGTGTCCCGGCGCCGCTGGACGGAGCTCGTCGCCGCGCACCCGCCGCGCAAGGACGCTGAAGGCAACGTGATTCGCCGGGACATGCTCGTGCAGGTCAACTACGAGGCGTTCTTCGACGCACTGATCCCCGAGTCGCTGATCGAACCGGAGCTCGACGCCGAGACGCTGCGACTGCTGCTCGACGAGCAGTTGACGTTCGCGCAGTACGAGGCGTTGACGACGCTGGGCTGGAACCTGAACCTGTCCGACGTGTCCGTCCCTTTCTCGCCCGCCGCCTCGCCGAGTCCCCCGAACTCCTAGACCTCGCTGAGGCGGCGGAACGGCTGGGGATCTCGGTCAAGCGGCTGTGCGGCTGGGAGCCGACCACCTACTACACCTACGAGCGTGGCCGGCTGGTCTCCTCGACGCCTGAGGTGGAGTGGGATGAGCAGCAGCAGGGCTGGGCGCTGGCGCTGGCCCTGCACCGGCGGACCCGGTGTAGCGGCTGCGGCGGGGACCTGCTGGAGACCACCGAGGTCGGCAACGAGGGCCGGTACCGGGCGTTGCTGCCGCTGACCTGTCACCGCTGCGTGGAGCTGGACCGCTCCCACCAGCGCTACCGCGACCATCCGGCACCCCTGTCGCTGCTGCACCGGGTCGAGCTGAAGCGGGGTGATCATGGTTCGCACGGCTGAAGTCAAGCTGAAGGCCGACGTCGCCGACTACGTCGTGGGCATGGAGTCCTCGGCGAAGGTCACCGAGAAGGTCGACGAGAAGGTCAAAGACGTTGACCAGAGCTTGAAGAAGCTGCCCCCCGATGCCGCGAAGGCAGCGGCGGCGATGAAGCTGCTCAGCGCCGACACGGACCGGGCGAAGCTGAGCCTGGGCGAGTTGGACCGCTCGTCGTCGTCGATGCAGATGCTGGAGCAGCGGCTGACTGCGGCGCGGATGGAGGTCCGCCGGCTGGCGGAGGAGTTCAACCGCACCGGCAACGCCGGCACCCTGACGCAGCTGTTCTCCGCGCGGGCCGACGTGCGCAGTCTGGAGCGGTTCAAGAAGGACTTCACCCGGGCGTTGGGTGACGCCGGTACGACCGGCGGCCAGGAGATGGCCAAGAACGTCTCGGCGGGGTTCCAGGGTGCCGCGTCCACCCCGATCATCGGTCCGGCTATCGCCGCGGCGATCGTCAGCGGTGTCGCTCTCGCCCTGCCGATGGTCAATGCGCTGCTGCTATCCGCGGCCGGCCTGGGCGGCATCGGCCTGGGCATTGCCGGGCAGATGCACAACCCGGATGTGCTGAACGCATTCACGATTCTCGGCCACGATCTCATGGACGAGCTCGGCAAGGACACGACCTCCTTCATTGAGCCGCTGCTCGGCGCCGCGCGGATCCTACGCTCCGACTTGCACGCGGCCCTCTCGTCGATTGACTTCTCCGGCCTGGCGAAGCTGCTGGACCCGCTCGTGGCTGGACTCGGTGGGCTGATCACCCAGATGATGCCCGGCTTCAACGCAGCACTACGCGCCGCCGAACCGATCCTGCAGGAGCTGGGCCACCTCATGCCCGAGATCGGCGATGCCATTTCAGACATGTTCGCCGACTTCGCCGCGGGCGAGCCCGGAGCTATCGAAGGGCTCCGATTGCTTGTGGGCATGCTCGAAGGCACCATCATGGCCGTCGGGAAGCTGGTACGCACGTTCTCATGGCTCTTCGATCATGTCGCTCGATCCGCTGATGGGTTGGCCCACATCATCAAGCTGTTCAACGACCTCATCCCGGTCATCCCGACCGAACTGGTCGATGATCTAGTCGGTGGGCTGGATCGCCTCACCGGCAAGGCACCCGACGTGATGCAGGTCGGCAAGTCGTTACGCGACGTAGGCGACGAGGCCAAGGCCGCGGCCACGAAGGTCGGCGCGTTCTCGATCGGAATGGTCGACCTCGCCACACTGAGCCAGCGCGCCGCGCAGGAAGCCGGTGACCTGTTCTCAAAGCTAATGGCGGTCGATCAGGGGACGCTGGGCTGGAACCGGTCGCTGACCCAGCTCCATGACACGCTGGCGCAGAACGGCCACACCCTCAACGAGCACACCAAGGCCGGGCAGGACAACGTCGGCGCGATCCTGTCAGCGGTCAGCGCGAACATGCAGCTCTACCAGGCCCAGGTCCAGTCCGGCATATCCAGTGCGGACGCGGCTCGCCAGTACGACGCGAACGAGCAGGCCCTGGA